CAAGCCGCGTTCATGGCGGGATTACAGGAATTAGTGGTTCGGGAAAAGGTGGTTCTGGTACAGGTGACTTCAGCGAAGAAGTTTCAATGCGCCGCCCGAACGGTACGTGGACTGCGTGGCAAGCTCTCAGTACAGCTAATGCTTCCTCGCAACTGGCTTCACTTCCCGCTGATACCGACAACCGCATCCAAGTGCGTTTTAGAATTACGAAAACGAACGGCGGTCTAGTTGATTACTTGAATGGTATTTATCTAACCACTGTTTGTGATGCTTCTTATAATGAACCGTTTTTCCTGAATGAGCCGAACGTCACTCTCAATATTATATTTAACGGACCAGACCCAACTGATTACGAATTTAGATTATACGAGCGAAGTACAACACCGGGAACTATCGGAACTGTTGAATTATTCGGCGAAGAGAATAGAACATCACAGACAATAGAATATCAATATGGTTATACAAATGATGTTGATGTCGTTCTTCAAATTATCGCGCCAGGCTTCCGCGAGCGTCTATTTGAATTCACGTTACGAAATATTAACCAACAATTTGATATTGACGTATCGTTTGACCCTAATCTATAGCAAACGGGGATAAACCAAGAATCATTACTTGACTTTTGATTGAATAGAGAGTTCTGTAGCAAAAAACTCTTAACGGGAGTGCGATAAATGGCCGCCATTACATTACTGTCTCAACTGAAACAATCTACTCAATCCCGTTCTGCTACGCCTGATGGAAATATCTATTTCAATCCCGATGGTACGCTTGAACTCATCACCGTTGAGGAATTAGCAACAGTTGACTTCGGCGGCGGTGCGGTAGCTAACCCGCTAACCAACGCAGACGGCATCAGCATGATTATGTTGTATCGTTTCGAACGTCAAGAACGTTCATCTGATGAGAACCTTCGTGAATTGGACGTGTTTATTGAAGGTTCGTTTAAATTCGCTGGTGCCTACAACTTCGTGTTTGGGCGTAAGCTCTCTAGCGTTGGTGTTGTAGGTCTTACCGATGACCGTCAGAAAATTCGCGGTTCAGGTTTCATCGAATACGCTGCTGGCGGTGGCGGTAACACCCTAGTTGACCGGATTTACTTCGGTGAGCTGGGTACAGGTTCTATCTTATCGGACTCGCAAATCTATTCTCAATCGACACTGAACGGTAGCACAGCTGACCTCGCCTTTACTGGTAACGCGAACGAAGTTGTTCAGGTCTTTGGTAGTACAGCAAACGGCGATACCGGGGCAGGAAGTTTCGACAATACGTCATTCCTAGCTCTATCAGCACGGACCTGGGGACAGGTTCATGACCGGACCTTCGCCACTGACGCGAACATCTCTGAACTCTCCGGGTTCTTAGGAACGTTCGCCCTGACTGAATCACCTAACTCTTATCACGCGGAAGCCGGGGACCCGGATATTGCTGATGTCTATACAACACCGACAGGTAATTGGGTGGGGGTTCAATTTACCACTTTGGACGCCGCTGAAAACTTAGCAGGTCTAATCAATACATCAAACTCAAATTCAGCTACAGGTGTTTTCTCTGGTGTTATCCGTAACCCAAGCAACGCGTCTCTCGCGGAAATTGTAGCGTGGATGGACGCTGCTGCTATTCAAGACGCTGACGTTGATAGTCACGCCACCAATACGCGAAACGGTAAACAGAACGAAACTCTATATACCCTAGACACCAACGGTAACGTTGTTATGCGTCCCGGTTACTATATTGAGAACGTTCCTGTTGCTGACCGAGCGCGGGTTCGATATGAAGACAATGGTGCTGTTAAGCTCGTTTACGAAACAACTGCTGGTGGAGTTATCGTTGTTGGTGACGCCGCTGCTGGTGACGCCAACGCATGGTACCATATGTTTATCTTGGATGGAGACGCTTCGAACGACTTCAACACCTTGGACGCATACACCGTTAATGATGCTGCAGGCAACCCAATCAAAGGTCTTGTTGGCGGCTTAACGGAAATTCCTTGGGACTTCGCCTATTCAACTAATAATCAGGGTGGTCATACGCCCAACACGGACCTAATCGTGGTTGTTGAAGTTGAGGGTGATGGTAGCGCCACATTCGAGAAAACTATTCATACAATTAGCTCTTCTGCGTCACAGCGAATTGTTTGTTCACCAGGAGCGGAGACTAACACATAATGTTCGAAAAATTAAAACTTAATTCATTCCAATCTCAAATCCTAGCTACGCTTTGTGCTCCGAACCCCGAAGCTCTGCGCCACGCCGGGAGCGCTCACCTACAAGACTTGGTGAAGCGTAAACTATTAGTTAAACAGGATGACGGAACGTACGAACCCTCTGACAAGGTTCGGGAAGCGTATGACGATGGCGTTAAGGACGCTGAGAAAGCTCTGAAAGCTGAAGCTCAATCACCTGAAGCCGTAGCTGCGCGTAAAGAAGCTGAAGAATACAGTAAGAAGGCGAAAGCAGCTCATAAGAAGAAATTAGCTGAGGAAGCAGCTGCTCAGGAGCAAGCTGAAGAGGAATAAATGTCTGTTGCCGTCCCGGTCATCGACACCATAGACGGTCCTAACAGACTTATTCACCTTCGCTCCGGCGTTACTGAATTTCATCCTGTTGATGACATCTATGCGGAAGTGCGAACCCTACGCAGATTGAACCAATCTCTGCGCGGCTTCGATATGTTTTGCCGCGCCATTCCCATTATTGAGAAGTCTCCCGGTGTTTTTACAGGCCGGGGGCTTATTCTCCTTTTGGGCACTCGCATTATCCCCCACCCGGAATCAGAACTACTCCACATAACGGGTGAGTTACTAAGTGATGAAGGTATATCAGGCACGGACCTCATCGACATCTCAAGTTTACCATCCAACGTGAAATTAAAGATTGCTTACGAACCACCCCCTGCTACTGAAGTGGTAACTTCTTCGGGAGGTTCCGGGGGCATGACTGATGCGGATAGGGATTTATTGGAATTAACGCTGGCTCACGCGCGCGCCGCTAACTTTCAAACCAAAAAGAATTTGTAGCGTATAATGAAACAATGCGTTATAGCAATAATTATTGTTTGAAGCCGGAGCTGATTGTATGAGTGACGAGATGTATCAAGACCTAGATGAGCGTCCCGCCGCTAATACTTCCGCTATGGACAAATGGGTCAGTGGGGGCATACTCGCTTCCATTGGGGGCGCATTTGTGTGGATGGTAAACAATTCTGAGAAAATTCAGATGACGTTTGAAAATCCTCTTTTTATGGTACTGATGTTCATCCTCATGATGATTATCGGGGGGCTGGTTGTCTATCTTTTATATAGTCGCCCAATGCTTCGGAGAGAGTCAGCATACAAGAAGTCTCTGCGCGCCGCCGTTCTTCACGCTCAACAGTGTGATGTTGAACTGGCGCAAATAAAAGCAGAATTTGCTACCGTGGCGAAGTTTATTGAGGGCTATAAACCTTCATTCACTGAGAACGAGGCGCCAAATGAAAGCTGATTCACTGCTTGCTAATATACAAGCCACGCAAATACAAGCCGCAGGATTTGCTGCGCTATTAAAGATGTTTCCGAAAGCCGTTGTTGTACTCAACCCGGCGAACGATACAATCATTCAAGCCAACGCTCGCTTTCTCAAGCTAGTTAAGAAGCGTAACGTGGTTGGGCAAATGCTCTCTGACTTCAAAGTGGAAATTGTTGAATCACTTTCCGTTGAAGCCGGGACAGCCAACGCCACTTGTGTGGTAGTCCGTGCCAAGCGTAGTTGACCCAGACAGCCGCTTAGAAGCACTCATCAATAAAGGTGACCGCCAACTGCGTGCGGTCTTTCTCGCCATTATTGCTTCAATGCGCAACCAGCTTGATATGAAAGAGCTGGAAGGAATGCTGGCCGCCAATCGGTGGAACGAAGCCCTGGACACGATTATTGACGAGGTTGACCGCCTGGGTGCGGTGGCCGCTGCTATCTTTATCGGAGCCGGGACAGACACAGAAGCGTTCTTGCGTACTGCTGGCGTGTTTGGTATATCCTTTGATAGCGTAAATGAGCGTGCTATTCGGTCTATGAAGCTTCACAGGCTTTCCCTCATTCAGAATTTTGCCGCAGCCCAACGAGAGGCTACCCGCACCGCTCTGTTAGACGGATTGCGCCGGGGACTTAATCCAACGACAACAGCGCGCGTCTTCCGGGACAGTATAGGACTGACGCCGAAACAACAAGCTGCCGTAGCCAACTATAGACGCTTGTTGGAAGAGGGGAACCGGGAAGCTTTGAACCGCGCTTTGCGGGACCGGAGATTTGACGCGAGCGTTCGGGCATCCGTTGAAGGACGCCGCCAACTTACTCAATCCCAGATAGATAAGATGGTGTCAAGGTACGCGGTCCGCTACGTGGATTACAGAAGCCGGGTTATATCTCGCACCCAATCGCTCCGGGCGGTTCACGAGGGGAACCGGGAACTGTATAGACAAGCCTTGGAACAAGGTAAGGTCAAGACCGTTACCCGTATGTGGCACGCGCAAACCGGAGATGGACGCACAAGATTGACTCATGAGGATATAAATGAGGTGGAAGTGAAGTTTGATGAACCTTGGGTGACGATAGCCGGGAACCGTTTAATGTATCCTGGGGACCCGGCGGCTCCAGCTGAAGAGATTATTCAGTGTCGCTGCTCCACTTCAAGCAAGGTCACGTTCTAATCGGGGATAAGTCATCATAATTCAACAAGCCGTTGTTTTTACGGGGATAAATCAAAGGTCAGGGCTTGATTTTTGTCTCATATTAAGACAAAGACCGAAGGCATGGACAAAATCACTGACAGCGAAATTACAAAGGTTGATAAGTCACTTGGCTTAGTCTTCGGTTGGGCTATCATCTGTAAGAACAAAGGTGAAGACTACTTTGATGTTCAAGGTGACCATATCCCGGAAGACGCTATGCTTGAGGCCACTACGGACTTTGCTAAGTCTATGGTCATGGGTGATATGCATACGCGAGACGCTGACAATAAACCAATCCAGGAAGGTGATGTCATTTTCTCTATGCCTGTGACGGCAGAGATTGCTAAGGCGTTCGGTGTCACTACCGATAAGACCGGATGGATGATTGCGGTTAAGCCGCACAGTGAAGATATTCTCGCCAAGTTTGAATCAGGTGTTTATACCGGGTTCAGTATCGGCGGCAAACGTATTGAGACGGAGACAGTGGATGGCTAAACGCATCCTTAAAAAGTTCCGTATCACGGAAGTTAGCACAGTTGATGACCCGGCCCAAAAGGGGGCTAATTCGGTCATCATGAAGCGTGCTGATGATGGTGACGACATTATGAAGGGCGGTAAAATGTTGACCGTCACGAAAGGTCACCAACATATCCTTATTACTGATCACGGTGATGGGGAGATGCAGAGTGGAATGACTCGTTGGGCTAAGGCTCCTGGTTCTGACCACGACCACTCCCACCCCTGGGTTCGTAACCCAGACGGGACTATCACAATTGGGATGGCCGATGGTCACACCCATTACGAAGAAACTGTAATTGTCAAAGGAGCGAAAGCAATGGACAAGCAACAACTCATTGACGCTATCACTAAATACATTGGTGGTGATACGTCACAAGCAGACGACATCAAGAAAGCTGCTAAAACTCTCGATATGGAAAACATGCTGCCAGCGGCTCTATCCGCTCCGGCTCCAACTGTTGACGTAGCCAAGGCTGAAAGTCTAGCTCTAATGACAGATGTTCAGAAGGCTCATTACAAGTCTTTGGACGAAGCGGGTCAAGCTGACTTCCTCAAAATGACTGATGACGTCCGTGACGCTGAAATCGCGAAAGCGAATAAGCCTGACGATGACGACACAATCATCTACAAAGCTGATGACGGCACGGTCTTTACGAAGCGTGATGGTCAGAAGCTTGCTGATATGGCCAAGCGGAATGATCAAATGGCTAAGGATAATGCGGAGCTTAAGAAGAAAGCGGATGACGCTGACATCGCAAAGCGTGCCGCAGAACTTATTCCTAATTTGGGTGGCGATGACGCCGGACGTGTCGCCATGCTTAAATCGGTTGAGTCGATTGAGGACGAAACAGTGCGTAAAAGCGCAATGGATAGTTTGAAGTCGGCAAATGATGCCGCAGCTGATGCGTTCACGCGCAAAGGTACGTCCGACATTGGAAAGTCTGCGTCTGCGCTGACTGCTGAAGATGAGTTGGAGAATATGGCCCAGGATATCATGAAGCGCGATAGCGTCACTCATGCTCAAGCCTATACGACAGCTCTTCAATCGGAAGCTGGTCAGAAGCTATACGCGCAGTCAGTTCGCAACTAAACGGAACGTCTTAAAACACGTTACCTTTTCTAAGGAGAGCTATCATGGCTTATAAGGAATGCTGTAAGGCCATCACCGTTATTGCGGCTGCTGCGCTGACAGGCAAAAACTATCACTTTGCTGCGTTTGATAACGCAGGCAAGGTAAATGTTGTTTCATCTTCGGGTGGAGCCGTTGACGGTATCATCGGCCATCCTGCTGAAGCAGCAGACCGCGCAGCGACAATGGTTGTCCCTGATGGCGGCGTTGCAATGGTTATCTTAGGTGCTACGGTCACCGCAGGAGCCAAGGTAATGTCCGATGCCAACGGGAAAGCTATCACGGCTACAGCAGGCAATCCGATTTACGGTGTTGCTCTGGAAGCCGGGGCAGCAGACGAAGTTGTCCCAGTTCAATTCAACTATAAAGGCGATGCCGCTTAATCGCGGTTCGCTTCAGAACAGGAGACAATAAGAAATGTCACAATTTAGCCCAACAGCAGGTGATGTCCACGTCAACCGTCCGTTGACCAACATCTCAATTGCTTACTTTCAGTCACAAGAAGGTTTTGTAGCAGACAAAGTGTTCCCGAACATTCCAGTTCAGAAACAGTCTGACCGCTACTTCACTTATGACCGTGGTGAGTTTAATCGGGACGAAATGACCGAACGCGCACCGGGAACGGAAAGCGCTGGCGGTTCCTACACTGTGGATAGCACACCGACATACTACTGTCCGGTTGCGGCCTTCCACAAGGACGTTCCAGACCAAATTCGCGCCAATACAGATGCGCCTCTGAATATGGATAGTGAAGCGGCGATTTACGTCACTCACAAAGCCCTTATTCGCCGGGAACGTCTCTGGGTCAATAAGTTCTTCACTTTAGGCAAGTGGTCCTTCAACGCAGCTGGTGTCGCCACAGGCGCTACCGCCGAAGCTTCGTTTGACCCTACGTCAGCAACGGACAACAAGTTGCTACAGTGGAACGATGGCGCGTCTAAACCTATCGAAAATATGCGTGCGGGTCTTACTCGCGTTCACGGTGAAACGGGCTTCCGTCCGAATACCGTTGTTATGGGTCGCGAGGTCTATGACATCTTGGTTGACCACCCGGACGTTGTTGGACGCCTAGACCGTGGCCAGACATCTGGTACAGCTACAGCGAACCGTGATTCAATCGCAGCTCTGCTTGAAGTTGACCGCGTTGTCGTCATGGACGCTATCTACAACAGCGCTAAAAAGACTGTCGCCCCAACAGATGGTGCAGCTGGAGACGGACGCCAGACTGGTGTACATCAGTTCATCGGCGGCAAGAATGTCTTGTTGGCATACAGCGCACCAACGCCTGGTCTCATGACGCCTTCAGCGGGTTATACCTTTAGCTGGAACGGCTTCCTTGGAGCATCAGCAAATGGTCTTCGCATCAAGCGTTTCCGTATGGAGCCGATTGAATCAGACCGTATCGAAGCACAACAGAGCTTTGATCAGAAGCTGATTGGCGCTGACTTGGGTTATTTCATGAGTGGTATTGTCGCTTAAGATTTAATTCACGCATTAACCTAGCGAGGGTGGTGGTTACAGCCGCCACCCTTTTTTGAAGGAGAACGATATGGACCGCCGCAGAAACGCCGGGAAGTTTGATTACACGAAGCCTTTGGTGTCAACAAAAGATACGACTATCATGGGCAAGCCTATTAAGTCCGGGGACCCAATCCCTAGCGAAGTTGGTCACGGCGTCCGAAGACGTTTATGGATGACCAATAAAGCTACATATGGCGAAGAACAAAAAGCCGCTCCGTCCAAGAAGACGGAACAGAAAAAACCAGCAGCCAAAACAGTGGTTAAAGAAGCCCCTAAGAAAGCTGCTCCGAAGAAGGATGAGGAAGAATAACAACCAACCCGGATATTGTCGCCATAATGAAGGACCTTGAGAGGTTCACTGAACAAAAGATTATTCAGCTCACTCTCGCTGTCACTCGCAACTTAGTCACGGAGACGCCCGTTGATATTGGTTGGGCTAAGGCGAATTGGGTTCCAAGTTTAGGTCAACCATTCTTAGTTGACTTGACTGACGTGGACCCAGAAGCTGAATTGTCTATAGCGGAAGTCCGGCGAAGTACAGGCGAAGCCGAAGTCATAAACTTCAGTTTGAATCAAGGTCCCGTTTATATTACAAACAACGTTCCTTATATTCGAAGACTGAACGAAGGACACAGCCAACAAGCTCCGGCGGGATTTGTTCAAATCGAAATTGTAAAGGCTGTTAGGACGATATGAAGTATGCAGAAGCACGCGAAAGGATTTACAGGAGTTGGAAAACGGGTTGGGACAATCTTACTCGCTTTACTCTGGCTAATGAAAATTTTGAACCTGACGAAAACGCTTGGGCGCGCTGCACAGTTCAACCTCGCGATAGTCAACAAGATACTTTGGGACCTGAAAACAACAGAAGTTTCAAAAGAACAGGTGTTGTCTTCATTCAGTTATTCACCCCCGTCCACAAGGGTACAAAAGAAATGGGTGCTCTCGTTGAGAGGGTGCTTGAAATATTTGAAGGAAAGCGTATTGCCGGCACGACAATTTGCTTCCAGTCCGCGCTCCCTAAACCTGCCACGGTTGAAGGCGTGTGGTACAATTCAACAGTTGAAATCGTGTTCACTTATTACGAGGTAAAATAATGGCACGCGTAGCTACAAATAAAACTGGCATGTCATATGCCGTTGAAACTTCTCTCGCAACACTCCCCGGCTCTCCGGCCTGGCAGCAGCTTGAGCCTAACTCTATCAACCGTTTCGGCGCTTCTGTTTCGACAGTCGCGCGAACCCCTATTTCACTTCAGCGTGAGCGCCGCAAAGGTACTATCACAGACCAGGATAGCGGCGTTGAGTTTGAAGCTGACACGACACTGTCTCATGTTCGGGACTTCGCGGAAAGCTTCGTCATGTCGAACGCTACCAACGATGACCTGATGCTTGAAGCTACGGCGATTGATGCCGCAGGTCTAGTGACTGTTGCCGCTCTTAACGCAACCCAGGCTGGAAAGCTATTGAAGAACGCTAAGACATCTTCATTGTTCGTACTCCGGGGCTTCGGAGCTTCCACTGACGGATTGTATCCGCTCAATACACAACCTGCTGACACTAACACCACGCTAGATTTAGATGGGACTACAGTAGCCCAGACAGGTCTAACTAACTCGAAAGTTGAATTGGCTGGTGTTCGCGGATTAGCAGGACAAGCAGCATTTACCTGGAGTTGGGACGCCACGGCAAAGCGTGCTACGTTAACAGCGGCAGCTAGTTCGGCAGACTTCGCCACGCTAGGTCTTTCTGTTGGGCAGTCAGTCCACGTAGGTTCTTTATCAGGCACTGAAGTAGTCAACGCTTTCGAAAATTCTGAAGCAAATGATATGTATGGACTTGCTCGTATTGTATCCATCACCCCGGCTGCTCTTGTCTTCGATAAGGTTGATGTACGCCTTCAGTTCAACGATGCTGATGCGCCAACAACTGATTTGGATATTCTTTTCAGTCAATTTATTCGTACTGTATCGGTTGATGACGCCGCGTTCCTTGAGCGCAGCTACGCCTTTGAATTAGCACTCCCTGACTTGGGTGGTGTTGGTACGGACATGTACGAGTATTCACGAGGCAATTATTGTAATACTATGAGCTTCAATATTCCGCTCACAGATAAATCCACGGTATCTTTCGGCTTTGAAGGAACTACAACCGATAAGCCTAGCGCCACGCGAGAAGCTGGGGCGGGAGCTGCTAAGGCTCCTTTGTCCACGGCTCCGTTTAATACAACGGCTGACATTGCGCGGCTCCGTTTGGATAACATTGACAACTCCGGTCTAACTACAGACTTCAAATCACTTACAATGACGATTAACAATAACGTCAGTGGTGAGAAGAAGCTTGGCACATTAGGTCCGGCGTTTATGAATGTTGGCATTTTGAATGTCGATATAGAAGCCCAAGTCATCTTCACAGAAGCAGCTGTCATTGACGCTATTCGCTGTAACACGACTGTCACAATGGACTTCGCTTTGGCGAACGCTGACGGTGGTCTTGTAGTGGATATTCCGAACATGACGCTTTCTGGTGGTGATAAGGAACTTCCGCAGAATGAAAGCGTGTTGCTTAATACAACGGCTCAAGCTTTCTTAGATGCGGCCAGTGACTTCCCGTATTCAATCGGATTGTCGCTGTTCCCCCATCTTCCAACAACCCACGTCTGTTAAAGGACATAATTTAAGGAGACACTGATGACAGGTAAGCGCCCTGACTTTGGTAACTACGCAGCCCGGAAAGTCCAGGCTGATAAAACTGAGCAATTCACCTTTCTTGATTTGGAAGGACTACCCACGTTGGAAGTCCGTCCGGCCACAAAACATAATCTAGCTTATGCTGCTGCGGCTAAAAAGGTGACTCCACAGCTCAAACGCATTCAGCGACAAGGTGGCTCAACAGCGGACGCGAAAGCGATTGCGTTGCTTGCTGACTTGTTTGCTCAACACGTGGTAGTTGGTTGGCCTACACCGCCAGTCGATAGCAACGGGAAGCCTGTTGAGTTCTCTAAAGAGAATTGCGAAGGCTTTTTGAATGCCATTCCTGATTACATGTTTGATGACCCTTCTGGTCAGACAAACTCCCTAGTCCGTTTTTGCTCCAACCCGCTAAACTTCTCCGGGAATTATTCCGATGAAGAAGAAGCGGACTTGGCGGGAAACTTGCCAACCGATTAGAATGGGACCTGCGTCACCAACGTGACGGATGGTCTATTCAATCGGGACTAGCAAAAGGAAGGCCGCTGCCACAGTGGTATTTAGATGAACCACAAGTCGAAAGTGTTGACTTGTGGTTCATGGAAGCCTTTTGGGAGCTAACAACCACCCGTCAAATAGGACAGGTGCCGGGTCCCATCTCGTGGACATCAGTTCATCTTTGGGCTGGTGCTCATCAACTGGACCCGGCTACGGCCTCAACGCTGCAAAGGGTTATCAGGGAAATGGACGTTGTCTATTTGGACTGGACACTGAAAGCGATTAAGGATGGTTGATTATAATATCCAAGTCAAAATTGACCCCACTGGCGCTAAGTCCGGTGGGGACCAAGTTGAAGGTGCGTTATTAGATATTGACAAGGTTGCGAACCGGGTCAAGCGTAACGTAGCGGGATTATTTGGTGGCGCGGCGCTTGTGGCTGGCGTCCGGGCTTCTGTTCGCCTTCTTCGCGACTATGGACAAGAGATGTCAACTGTGCGTGCTGTTACGGGCGCGACAGGTACACAATTCGAATTACTGAATGACCAGGCTAAGGAATTAGGTCAATCAACTCGTTTCAGTGCTGCTGAAGCGGCATCAGGTATGACGTTCTTGGCGCGTGCGGGTTTCGAAGTACAGGAGATTTATGAAGCGCTACCAGGGACGTTACAACTAGCCCAAGCAGGTAACTTAGGCTTGGCGCGGTCTGCGGACATTGCGTCTAACGTCCTTCAGGGGTTCCGCTTGGAAACGGACCAGACCGGACGTGTCGTTGACGTATTAGCCAAGGCTAGTAACAGCTCCAACACTTCTGTTGAACAGTTAGGTCAAGCGCTCTCGTTCGTTGCTCCCGTGGCAGCAGGTCTTAATATAAGCCTTGAACAAACCACCGCCGCTATTGGCGCACTAAGTGATGCTGGTATTCAAGGAAGTCGCGCCGGGACCGGATTAAGTCGCGTACTGGCAGAGCTTGAATCACCCGGTACGCGCGCGCAGGAGATATTCGGAGCCTTGGGCGTCAGTATGGACCAGGTTAGACCCTCATCAGCGGGATTAACCGGAGCATTAAAAGCCCTCACTGATGCCGGACTGACTACAGCACAAGCGCTTGAGATATTCGGTCAACGCGGCGGTCCAGCCTTCGCCGTTCTCGCTTCATCAATTCCGAACGTTGAGACACTTGAGGAGAAACTAAATAACGCCGCCGGGACCGCCGAACGTATGGCGTTGATTATGGACGATAATCTCAACGGTGCTGCGTTGGCTTTCCGTTCGGCGGTCCAAGGTCTTGTATTGGAGTTAGGTGACCAGGGAATTGTAGCCGCGCTCAAGGGAGCTATTGCTGGCCTGACAGAGTTCTTCCGCTTTCTTACAGCAAACGCGGATAAGATATTTGACGTGTTCCAAGGTCTTGTTATCCTCATAGGCGTTCGCCTTGCTCTCGGTGCCGTTCCCGCAGCTATAAGCGCTATAAAGACCCTCACGCTTGTAATAGCTGCCAACCCTATCGGCTTCGTGGTTACGGCGCTAACAACTGCTGTTGTGTTACTCATAGGCTTCGCTGACAAAATTAGCCTGGGTGCTGACCGCCTGGGAACGTTAGAAGACTTTGCTGTGGTTACGTTCGGAGCTATCATAGACCTTCTTACCCAAGTGGGCGCTTTCTTCGGCTCCGTATTTGACGGCATGGGTGCGAAAGGGTCAGAGATATTCGGTGACCTTGAATTTAGTTTTGCTGGAGTCATCAAAGGAATAGCTATTGGTATTGATTTTATTATCGGCGCTTTCCTTTCAGCTGGTAACGTCATATTAGCTACTTGGAACAATATGGGTAGCGCTCTTGGTAGCGTTATGATATCAGCAGTCAATGCTACTATCACCGCAGTTGAGTACATGATTCAAAAGATTGTGGACGGTATCAACGCTATTGTATCAGCAGCAGAAAACGTTCAAAAGTTCTTCCTGCCGCAAAGCCTTGAGTCAGACTTCGCTCGTATCCAGGATGTCTCCCTTGGGCGATTGGAGAATGGATATGAAGGAGCAGGTCAAAGGTTCTCTCAAGCCTTATCAGACGGCATCCGGGACGGTATGGAGTTCAGTGGCGTACAAGGATTTGTTGACGGTATATTTGAAGGTGCTGAAGCGCGCGCTGCCGCTCGTAATGCGTCCGAAGCGGCTGCTGCCAATTCTAGTATCGCCGGAACCGGGGTAGGTCTAAGCAATACAGGTACTGATGTTGCGCAGTTTAATATCGACAAAGAACGTCAAGCCCTTATTGACGACACCACACAATCTATTATTAAACAAACTGAAGCCTTATCTCTTCGGGGCGATGAGCGTGAACGCTACCTCACTGTATTGAATATTGAAGACCAGATAGCCGATAAGCTAAGAAACTCTGATTTGAATTTGACAGAAGCCCAAATAACGGCGATGAGCAAGCTAACAGATGCTGAACGTGCTCGCGTTGAGGTTCTAACCCAAGAGAGATTAGAGAGTGAACGGCGCGCCACGATACTAGATGACTTGAACGGTTCCATTGATTCGTTCTTACAGAAGCAAACGGCTTTGAATCAATTAATGGCGGCGGGTTTAATTACTCAACGTGAGTATAACCTTGAATTAAATAATACTGCTTTGGCGCAAGGATTGAATAACCTAGACCAACAGCTTGGTGGTCAGTTCGGCCAAGACGCAGAAACTCAATTGATTATAGACCAATACGCTTCGCGTCAACAGCTCTTAGATGAGGCTCTTGAAGCCCGTCTCATATCCGAAGAAGGTTACAAGGAACGTTCGCTTGAGATTGAGGAAGACCGTCAACGACAATTAAGGGAGTTGGAGGCTGCTCAATATTCTCTTGCGCTTCAATCTGCTGAAGATACTTTTGGAAGTCTAGCTGATATTGCTAAGAGCTTTGCTGGCGAGCAGTCTGGCATATATAAAGCTATGTTTGCAGTCAGCAAAGCATTTGCTATTGCTGATTCAATTATTAAAATTCAGCAAGGTATAGCAAACGCCTTAGCGCTTCCGTTCCCGGCGAATATCGCGGCGGCGGCTGGCGTAGCTGCCCAAGCAGCATCCATCGTATCTAACATACAGGCAGTGGCCCTTAAATTCGCGGACGGGGGTCAAGTACACGGTCCTGGCTCCGGTACGTCTGACAGTATTCTCGCACGCCTATCGGATGGGGAGTTTGTCGTCAACGCTAAATCCACATCGGAATATCTCCCGCTATTAGAAGCAATTAACGCTGACAAGTTCGCCACCGGGGGACGTGTTGGGCGTTCCGCTCCCCGTTCATTCGGCAATCTCTCTATGGGTCAGCAGCAACCCATGTCTATACAGATGGGTGATACTAATATTCACCTTCACGGTACTACAAATCAAGAAGACGCGAAAAGAGCAGGTCAGACTGCTGCGAAAGAATTTGAAGCCGGAGTAATGAAGGTTATCAATAAACAGATGCGTCAAGGCGGTAAATTGGAGAAGTTAAATGGCTAATTTCCCTGTGGTGTTATCGTATGGAGTTCAGCTTCAGCAGACGTATAACGTAAAACGTACTCAATTCGGTGATGGATATTCGCAGCGCTCCTCAACGCAGATTAACCCCGTGCGTCAGCAGTGGACGTTAGTGTGGAGTAACGTGACAAGAGCCGAAGCACAACAACTGAAGGACTTCTTTGATGGATTGAAAGGCACGGGAACTTTTGATTGGGTTCCTGAAGGCTCAACCGCTTCTAAAAAGTTTTCAGCTAATAATTTCACCATGGGTGCGCCATCATACGACTTACGCAATTGCCAAGTCACAGCAATAGAGGAATTTGATGCCTGATATTCCAGAGCTGATACAAACCCCTGACTTGGGCGGTTTCATTGAATTATTCGAATTTGACCTCACTAAATATGATGCGGGTTACTTTCGGATAATAAAAGGTGATGAGGGTGCTTCGGTTCACGCAGTGACGTGGGACGGTAACGTTTATAGTCCTTGGCCTATACAGACGGAAGGTTGGGAGATAAACGGTCAAGGTCCCAATCCAAGACCTTCTATTGCTTTAGGCAATACGTCAGCTATTCTTACGCCGATTGTAGTCAACAATAATAATCTATTGGGCTGTGTCGTCAAGCGCATCAGGACGTATGAGCGTTATTTGGATGGAGAGGCAGAAGCTGATACAAGTCAAACTTATCCAATTGAAACTTACCTCATCAACCAGCGCACCGGATTAAATAATGAAGTGGTGAGCTTTGAACTAGCGTCTTACTTAGACCAGGAGAATAGAAAGCTGCCGGGGCGGCAAATCATGCGTGAGTTTTGTCCTTTCGTTACGCGGACTTGGAATGGAACTTCATTTGATTACGAGCATACAACTTGCCCCTATACGGGTTCGAATTATTTTGATGAGAATGGAGACACTGTAACAAACCCCCAGGATGAGAAGTATAGTAAGAAGTTAGGGACGTGTTGTAAGGTTAGGTTCCCATCTGGTGAGCTTCCGTTTGGCGGCTTTCCCGGCGTGGCTAGGGTGCGCGTAAAATGACGCGCGAAGAACTTCTCAAGCCGGAGCTGGTTAGAGCTATGCAACAGCACGCGTTGGATGATTTCCCCAACGAAGCGATTGGCGTAGTGTTGCGTGATGGGACGTATAAGCGCATGAAGAATAACGCGGGTATATTCTCAACAGAACGTGCGAGCGTTTGCCCCGATGAGTGGGACGCGCTTGTCGTGGACGATAAGGTGGCTGCTGTTTTCCATTCGCATCCTGATCACCCTTTCGCAATAACGGCTACTGATATGGAAGCCCAAGAAGCTGTTGCCTTACCTTTCTTGATGTGCGCAACAGACGGTAAGGGTTGTACCCCAGTTTGTATTTGGGGCGACCAATTGGAACCTGTCCCGTTATACGGAAGAACGTTCCACCATGGAATAACGGATTGTTATGAATTTATCCGCGACTGGCATTGGATAAATAGGGGACGCAGATTGCCGCAATTTTCTCGCGACTGGGGATGGTGGGCCAAGGGAAAGAACTTGTATCAAGACGGGTTCCCCAAGGCGCGCTTCCACCAAGTCCCGGCTGAGGAAGCCCGTGAAGGTGACGTTGTCCTCTTCACGGTGCGGTCTGCTGTCTTTAATCATGGCGGCGTTATTGACTCGCCAGGACTTTTAGGGCATCATGCCTCAAGCTCTAAGTATTACGACCCAACCAAGCTCTCCCGCCGCGACCCTCTATCAAGGTGGATGAACTACAACCCGATGTTTTTAAGACATGAAGACGATTAGACTACACGGAAAGCTGGCTGAGAAGTACGGTACTCACCATAAGTTAGATATTCGGACCCCTGCCGAAGCTTGTGCTGCTATGTGTGCGCGCTTTCCCGACTTCAATGCGGACTTAGTAAAACATAATTGGAAATTGGTTACGCGCCGAACAGCGAGAAGCAAAAAGGGTGAAGCTGTTATTCGCCCCAATCTACAATTTCCTATAGGACGTGCGAAAGAACTTCATTTTATCCCAACAGCCCAAGCCGCTGGTATTGAACTCATCATCTTGGGCGGGTTCCTACTTGCCGCAGTTGGTGTCATCATTGGTTTATCTATACCGCCAGTAGGTCAAGACCCTAACGCGCGGGAAGAAGAAAAGGCCAGCTTTGTATTCTCCGGTCCGGTCAATCAGATTGAGCAAGGTCATCCAGTTCCGCTTGTTTACGGAACTATGGAGACGGGTTCAATTGTTGCTTCTTCGTCTCTGGAGAGCGGCGATATCAGAGGCACAAACGGTTTACCGTCTGATGGTGGAAAGTTCGGCTCCGGTTCAACTGGTGGCTTCGCACAACAAAGTGTTAACTGGTTATTGGAGGGCGGGGGTAAAGGCGGTGGCTCACAACGTGCGGCTCAAGAAGACCCCAACACTCTTCAAAGCGAGAGCACAGCACGCATACTTGATATTATCTCTGAAGGTGAGTGTGAAGGTCCGGCACTCCCTGGCCTTCGTTGGGTTAAGTTTAATGATACCCCCCTAGAAAATGACGATGGTACATACAACTTCCACGGCGCTGATATCCAGACTGTATTAGGTCATCCAACCCAGCACGTTGTTCCCGGACAAAATTCTGCTGCTGTAACAACCAGCGTCAATGTTCCGGTAAGTATAGCCGGGGGTGCTGTCATTAGAACAGTGACTGACCCTGATACCACTCGCGCGAAAGTCACATTGGAAATTCCCTCACTCTGGAGACAAGATACAGAGAACGGAGATTTGTTAAAAAGCTCTGTAGCTGTTCGCATCGAACTTCAAAGCGCAGGGGGTGGTTTCACGACTATTTATTCAGGAGTTGGGAATGACCGCGCCAACTTCGTAAATCAGAAAACAGTTGCGCCTTATTTGAGAGACTTCGCTATCAATCTCCCGGAAGGGGGAGCGCCTTGGGATATCAAGGTGACGCGCCTAACAGCCGATGGTACTGCGGCGACTATCTCCAACGATACCAATTGGAAATTCCTGACGGAGATTGTTGACGCTCCGTTAATGTATCCTTATACAGCTGGTGTAGGTCTTACTGTCTCAGCGCGCCAGTTCGGCACCAAAATTCCTAAGCGTTCCTACATCTGGAAAGGCTTGAAGATAAGTATTCCAACTAACTATGACCCGATAACGAAAGTGTATGCTACGTCAGGTCCGGGAACAAGTAACGGTGAGTGGGATGGTACGTTCAAGACTGCTTGGACTGATAACCCTGCTTGGGTGTTTTTCGACTTGTGCGTCAATAGGCGGTACGGATTAGGTTCAACACTTTCTGGTCATCCTAATAAATGGGCACTCTATACAATAGCTAAATATTGTGACCAGTTAGTTGATGACGGACTTGGCGGACAAGAGCCGCGCTTCACTTGTAATCTCGTAATCAACAAGAGAACCCAGGCACTTCAAGTCCTAAGAGCGTTATCATCCTCTTTCCGCGCAATGACGTTCTGGAATACTCAAAATTTACGAGTACATCAAGACGCGCCGGAAGACGCTGTTCAGTTACTAGGTCCGTCTAATACAGTTGATGGTAAAATTGATTACAGTACGCGGTCCCGCTCCAATGACTTCTCCGCTTGGGTAGTTACGTGGAATGACCCAAGCGAGGGCTATAAACAGAATTTTGAGATTGTTGAAGACGCGGACTTGATACGAGAATTGGGATGGAAGCCTAGCGAAGTCTCTGCCTTCGGTTGTTCTTCACGCGGTCAAGCAGCGCGCTTTGGGCGCTGGTTAAGAGATGACCAACAGTTCTCCAATGAACAAATGAGTTGTGTTGTTGGTGCTGATATCATACAACACTACCCCGGCCAAATCGTTAAAGTCTCTGACCCTCTATTTACTGCGGACCGCCGGACTGGACGATGTGGGACTGGGAGTACAACAACGAACATTGTTCTGGATGGGGACGTGTCCGCAATCGGCGGTACATCTATTAATGTGACTATGTCTGATGGAAACGTTAAGTCAAGAGCTATATCCAGCGTCAACACTACAGACGGTATTAGCACGGTTACTGTTGCTGCTCTCCCTTCCTCACCGAAGGCCGGAGCTATCTGGGTTATTGAAACAACTACAGTCGCGGCGCGTCAATTCCGTATTATGTCAATATCCGAAGTTGATGTAAACGAATATCAATTAACGGGTCTTATACACGACCCAAACAAATACGCTCGCGTCGAACAAAACATAGATTTAGAGCCGCCAGAGTATGTTGGCATCCCATCCGGTGTATTACCGCCCCCAGCTACGGTTCTAGTTAAAGAGTTTTTACGAGAGCAGGGCAACAGCGCAGTCCCTGCGTTGAGAGTAAGCTGGACGGGAGCCGATGACCCTCGCGTTAGCGATTATGATTGTCAATACCAATTAGAAGATGACGCCTGGGAACCCATAAACGGACCGGAACCCCTTAGCCGGGAGCTGAATAATGTAGTAAGCGGCACGTATCGGTTCCGCGTTAGAAGTATTAACGCACTAGCGCAGAAAGGACCTTGGAAACAAAGTGTTGATTTTGTCTTAGAGGGACCTACGGCGATACTCCCGGACGTTACGGGATTGACTTATAATCGCGATAACGTAGCATTACAGACTGTCCTTCGTTGGGCTATCCCTATTGACGTGCGTCCGTTCAGGTATCGCATATACAGAAACACAACAAATGATTTTACTTCTGCTGAATATTTAGGTGATACGGATGTAAACGAATTTACAGTATCTGAAGAAGGTTTCTATTGGGTGGAAACGGCATTCATGGCTACTCGCTCTCCGTCTCCTCCGTCCATTCAAATACAGGCCTCAGAGCTACCGAACCCTGAGTGGAGCCGTGTTGATAACCGCCCAACCAGTCTAGGCGACTTAGATATTGCTGCTAGTGCCATTATTGCAGCTAATACTCAAGGAGTAGCGGACCTTGTTACGACTTACGGAACAACGGCCTCCGCTGCCCAAAGCGCCGCCTCTGCTCTGGCATCACAGACCGCAGCAGAGGCTGCAGAGAGTGGTGCGGAAAGCTATCAGATTTTAGCCGCTGCATCAGAAGCTGCATCTGCTGCATCCGCAGCTAGTGCGACTTTATCAGATACTAGCGCGGGACAGCACGCAACAGCGGCACAAAACTCAAGCACGCAAGCCGCTACTGACGCTGCAGCGGCTAGTGTTTCAGAAGGCAATGCTGCGGTATCGGAAACTAATGCGGCTGGGTCTGCATCTGCTGCTGCGACTTCTAACGAAGAGGTTACTGCTTCGTTAGCCTTCGTTGATTTTGACTTTCCTACAGAAACGGGGTGGACGGATGTTCAAGTAGGGGCAAATAGACCTAACATGACCTTCCCTATAGTTGATGGGAAGGCAATTGTAACTGGTAATTTCAAGGCCGCAGGTGCTAAGAAAACGTATGCCCCAGACCGTCTTTACAAAATTGATTTAGATATAGAATATATATCAGGAACTGCTGGTGACATCGTGCCGCAAATTGTCGTATATGCTGTTGACGCCGCTGGCAACTTTTTAACAGGCTCCCCTCCCGCCTTTGGAGTGTTTGCCCCCTTTGGCTCTCCTCGCACCCACGGAACGAGAGAGGTATATACAGCTCTATTGACGGGATTAGACCCTGCGCCAGCAGGGTCAACTCAACACCCAAGATTTGCCGATGCTGTAGGCTTCCAAATATCTGGGGGTCACAGGAGTAACGACACCTCTACAGTGTCTCATGTTTATAGCTTAAAGATACGAGACATAACAGAGTCAAATCTAGCAGATTTAAGCGCAACTGCTGCTGCCACTAACGCCTCAAATGCGGCGGTATCAGCTACCGACGCAGGAACATTTGCCGCAGCTTCTAGTACGTCCGCCACAAATGCGGCGACATCTGAAAGCAATGCATCAACTTTCGCTTCTCAATCATCCGTTTCAGCAGGAGATGTCGCAGCTAGCGCTACCACAGCGACTAATCAAGCGACAGCGGCGGCGGGAAGTGCTGCGGCAAGCTCCACAAGCGCAGCATCAGCTGACGCTAGTGCTGTTGTAGCGGAAGATATTAAAAATGTTACCGCTAAAATAGCTAACGCAGCATTGAATGAGAACTCAACATTTGCTGATTATAGTGGTGGCATCCCCCCGCAATGGTTGGATTTATTCGGCGGGACGCAGTCTGGTAATATAGGTACACGCTCACAAGGTTTAATATCTGATAATTGTTATGATTTAACAAGCCCCGCCAACAGCAATCGAGGCATAGCTGTTAACATCACAACGCGTGGTTGGCTTGTCTTGAGTTTTGACGTTGTACTGCAACAAGGGTCTTACGATGGTGCAGGCTTCCGCTTGCGATACACTGATGAATTAAATGTATATCTCGGTGATAAGAAAATTAAAATAACAGAACAAGAGGCTAATGGCGCTGTAATAGGTAGCGGCGTTATAGGGGAAAGGTCATCAGTATCTGTTTTAATAGATGCAACCAATCCCGCTATTGACAATATCGCTTTGTGGGTGGCAGGGCATTGGTCATCATTAGGGGATACAACCCAAGAGAATAGAATACAGTTCCATAGAGTGAGTGTTAGAGCTGCTACCCAAATGGAAATTGATGCCGGAAGAATTGTGGATATTGAAGCAACAGTCGCGGTTAACCAAAGTGCAATCGCAATCAACGAGGGACGACTTCAAGCTCACTGGTCCGTTGAAACATCTGTTCCAGGAGCTGATGCGTTTATACGTGCCCAAGCAGACCTTATGCCTGGAGGCAATGCAGCATCCACAGTTGCTATCGGTGCTGAACAGTTCCACGTCTATAATACTGCGAACGGTTCACTCATAAAGGCACTTGAAGTGTCTGGCGGTAACGTTAAAGTTTATGGTGACTTAGAAGTTGGTGCTCAAATATTCCTTAGCTCTGGAACTGGAAGATGGCCACTGGCGTTACAAGACGCTGAATATAGTTTGTCTGATGGCGATGTAACTAATTTTGGTATTGATATCGGAGATTATGATGTTGAATTTTCTTCTTTGGGTCTGGACCCTCTCGCTGCCGGAGAGACTTATCGTTTGCGAGCTATTAACAAAAGTGGTACTGGTTTTACGTCAGAGTTGAAAATTATTACTCCTGGAGGTACAACGTCGATAACTGAATCAACCAATGCTACAAGTCCCGCCGGACCTCAACAAATGGTTGCTAAAGCTAACACAGATGATGCTTACAATGATATTTACTCTTTTTACGCTACAGGCTCTATATCTGTATTTGCGATTGATGAAGGTGGCGGCATTTATTCCTATCTGGGTATTGGATTTGCCACAACTTGGTTCCATGACGGCTCCTCTTGGGTGGAAGGTCCTCAAATTACGTTCAGTCATAGTACGGTTGGTATTATACCTGGACATACCAGTGGTACACAAACATATAGTTTTACTAACAAAAAGATTGGTCAAGTCAACCATACAGGTACTATAAGAGACAGCGCCACTCTTGGAACTTTCGGATTGGATGAAGGGGGAGACTTCACTATAACAAATTTAAACTCTGTGAAATTCTCTACTCAAACATCATCAGGTACGCGGACCGCTACCCCAGGCGCTGAAACCTCAACTACACGCGTCAAACCTATTAACTTGGTAAGCTAATATGAAAAAAGTAAAATGTAAAAATTGCTTTCGAGAACGCCCTGTTTTTTGTTTGGGTGAAAATGATTGCGATAAATGCCGCCCTGAAGTCGCTCGTAAAAAAGTTATGAGAGTAGCTATCACCAGTGGAGATGTTATTGCCAAAGCGCGGAAATTATTGGGTGAGACGGATTGGACCCAAATGCCTGACGCACGTCCAGGGAAAGCAGCCCAATACAAACCTTATCGTGAAGCGTTAAGACGTATCGTGGATGATATGGAAGATGGGAAAGACCCCAACAAAGTGAAGTGGCCTGAGTCAACACCCAACAGTTGATTTTTGTTGCTTCAAGTATTATAGACAAAAATTGAATATGGAGACTGGTATGACGCCTGAACAACTTGCGAATATTGAAGCAGCTGAAGTCGCTGTTCAAAAAGCTTACGGTGGTGATGGAGACTTAATTGAAGCGCTTGTTGAATTGCGTAAAGTTTACGCAACTGAAGGTTTAATATCCGCGAAGGTGAACTTGGTGGATGGATCAATTAAAGTTATTTCCAGTATAAAGAAAACTTTATTTATGTCAGATGAGCAAAGAGCTGCCAACGCAGCGGCATTAGTTGTCCAACAGGCCGCTGAAGCGGAAGAACGTAAAAAGCAAGAGCTTTACGACGATTGGGTACGCGAAAACCCGCCCAAAGTGAGTAAAAAGAAATGAAGCGCACGTTCCTCATAGCAGCTTCAGTAGCAATCGTATTAAGCGGTTGCGTAACAGCTCCAGTCCCGGTTCCCGAAGAACCTACTGAAGTTAAATCCTATCCGCAAGATAAGGAACAATGCCTGGCCCAGCCGGAAGTCATCTGGTGTCAACGCGCTTGCGATGCTGACCCGGAGTATGAATGGTGTCCAAGATAAATACACACGCTAACGCGGTACACTGGGACCGTTACGTTGCCCCTAAGCGATTCACCTACACAGCCGATAAAGTTGAGAATTGGCGCAGCTCTGCTCGCGCTATGTTGGATGACCCTAAGTTCCACCTACGGGATGATTGTGATGGCCTAGCCAGCACCGTATTGGAGTTACTAGCAATCTCCGGGGTTCCGTTGGATAAGCTCTGGCGCGTTGTCGTAAAGTCTCCCCAAGCCGGAGCGAACGACTATATTGACCATATGGTTGGCATGGTTGAAGTTAATTCAGGCCGCAGATATATCGTTGGCGATACGTTCAGCGAGGGCAAGCCCGTCCCGGTTGACCGTTGTGTACATACTTTGGTTGAGACATCTTGCTTAGATGAAGGCGTGTTGTGGCGCAAAGTTCCTTCCCGTTCCACTGCCAGCTCTGTACCGCGTCCCAAATCCTTCGTTCTTGGGCGTAGGTCCAAGGCTCGCCTATCGGAAGGACATCCAGCCATTATTGAGATTATGGAATTGGCAATTCAGAAAACTAACGTGGACTTTGGAATTGTTCAGTGCGCTCGCACTATGGAACAGCAAGAAGAATATTTGCGCCTGGGTTCTAGTAAGACCCTCAACAGTCGCCATCTCAAGCGTTGGTGTCGTTGGAAGGGGCGGCGTTACCGCCGGAGCCATGCTGTTGACGTGATGGCTTATATCGGTTCAACCGGAGTGTGGAAGCCTGAAAGCCTCTATCATGAGATTGGACGCGCTGTAAAAGAAGCGGCGCGCGAGCTTGGCTATAAAATAACTTGGGGTGGTGATTGGGGTTGGGACTTCGGACACTTCGAACTTGACTGGCAACAATTCCCCGTTGAGCGCAAGCTATGAGCATCCGTGCGTTACTAGCTACCGCCGGGATTGGTGTTGTTGCGTCCGGGATAACTCTATTGTATGGAATGTCTCTTGGGCATGCTAAGGGGGTTAAGTCTGAACGCGGCGTATGGTCCCAACGGGTTCTTGCCGGAGAGCTGCTGAAGAAAGAAGAATTCAACAAGAAGGTTAAAGCCGTTAATGATCACAACACGCAGCTAATAGAAGACCTTGGCCTTGAACGCGAGAAGAATGCTACACTCAATACAGAGTTCAGAGCTGAACGCAGAGCATATCTAAATCAAATTAAAGACCTGGGAAAGAAGGTGAGCGAATATGTCCCCAACACGTGTGCTGCTGATGGCACTTATGGTTTTAGCCGTGAGTTTATTGTCGGGGTGTTCAACCCTATCGCAAATGGGGGTGCGGCTCCCGGACGAAGTACCGCAAGAGGAACCGGAGAAGTTGGAGCGTCCCCTGCCCCAGCCGCCATCGGAATATCTCCAATTGTGTCCAGCGACACTCCCCAATAGTCCGGTCCCGGTTGACGGTGAAGTTATAGACCCCGCTATCGTTATGGGCGTTGTTCTCAATGGATGGGCACCGCAGTATTATGAATGCGCTTTGGGTAAAGCGAAGCTCGTTGGTTGGGTTGAAGGACTGGGAGCGGGAATCAAAGTGTCTCAAGACCCCGAAGGCCCATAAGTATTTTACTTGTGTGGTTACTTATGTGAATTCATTGAAAAGTCCCAAAATAACAAAGACTTACTTACGCTCTTGTGTACTTACGTGAAAAAATATTCTTAGGTAAACTCCCTTTATATGTATTCCCTCTATTTTTATATAAGTATCATAAGTAACATAAGTATCTAATTGAAATTCTGGAATAATTTGAATTTGGTCACGTAAGTAAATTACTTATGTTACTTACGCAAAACCACAGCAACAGATGACCCTTGCCCTATTGGGCGTCTTTCCCTAGATACGTTTCGTGATATGAGATTGGGTGGTTCAAGTCCACCACTTCGCCTTCATGGCAGTATCTTGTGGAAGTGTACGGCCTTTTGCCGGGTCTAAGCGAGTAGCGGAGAACGGGGGCTGGTAGCTAATGAAGCCGCTCATAGCACGTTGAGAAAAGGAGATACAATTGGTAACCCCAAGACTAAAACCGTTTGACCACCAGAAGCATTGTGTTGACACGTATGGCTTCACTGCTGCGTGGGGACACTTCCATGAGCAGGGAACCGGGAAGACTAAGACCACTATTGATACGGCAGCTCAACTCGCTGACCAGAAGCTCATAGATGGTATATTAGTTGTAGCGCCGCCGGGGGTTCACCGTAATTGGATTGTTGAGGAGATGCCCAAGCATTGGCCGCATGACGCGCCGGAAGCGGAATTGTTCTGCTGGTATAGCGATAAAGCTGACGCCAAGTGGTTTCAGAAAGCTTATACAGAGTTCAAGAAGCATGATGGCTTCAAGGTCTTCTCTATATCGTATGACGCTATGCAAACGAAGCGAGGGAAGAAAGCTGCCTGGGACTTCTTACGGAAGCACGAACGCATGTATGTTTTAGATGAGTCCGCGCGAATTAAATCGCCTGGAGCAAAACGAACCCGGACCGCAATAGCGTCTTCGGTGTATGCACCCTATAGACGCCTATTGACCGGAACGCCTGTGGCCAACTCGCCGTTCGATGTATATTCACAAGTGCGTTTCCTTGACCCTGAATTTTGGATTAGGGAACTTGGACTGGGAAGCTTTGCGGCTTTCAAGTCTCACTTTGCGGAGTTCGTTCAGGTCCAATTACAGACCGGGGGGAAGTTCAACAAGCTTGTTGCGTATCGGAACCTGGACCAGTTGAATGAAGTATTGAAGAAAATATCGGACCGGATATTGAAGGAAGACGTTTTGGACCTTCCTGAAAAGCTCTACTCTGTCTCCAACCTAGAATTAACGCACGCACAGAAGCAGCACTACCGAAGCGTTAAGGATGAATTCATGATGCTGCTAGATAGCGGCGAATTGATAACGGCTGAAATGGCTATCGTTAGATTGCTTCGGCTTCAACAGATAACGTCTGGCTTTGTTTCGGTTGATGATAAGGTTGTTCCAATCGTCCCTCTGAAGAAGAACCCGCGCGTGAATCTGTTGAAGGAGCATTTGTCTGACCTGCCGCACCCTTCTATTGTTTGGGCTAGGTTTCAATATGATATAGACGCCGCAGCCGAAGCGAGCCGCATGGCTGGACGAAGACCCGTGACGTATGACGGACGGACTAGCGAAACAGCGCGCGGCGAAGCTCTGGACGCGATGAAGAACGGGGACGCTGATGACTTTATAGCGAACCCAGCTGCTGCCGGAGAAGGCTTGACGATAATCGAAGCCAAGTCAACGTTCTATTATAGCAACAGCTTTAATTTAACGCACAGGCTTCAAAGCGAAGACCGCAACCACCGTATAGGACAAAACCAATCAGTGATCTATACGGACTTGATTGCGGAGAATACAATTGACGGTTATATTCTGAACGCTTTACGAGCGAAACGGGAAGTGGCCAACACAGTATTAGGTGATGAGATAAAAGAATGGCTAACAAAGTTTTCATAGCAAGCAAGCCGACATCTTACGGTGGACGGCAATACATGGACTTCACCCCGGCAGAGCGCTACGGCGAACTGGTTGAGATAATGACGTCCAATGTTAATATAACAACAGCTCCCGAAATTGTAGCAAAGGAACTTGAGGAACGTATCAACGAACTTCAACCCCAGCCAGGTGATTATCTCATCTTGACCGGGAACCCGATTGTGTTGGCGCTGACCGTCCTGTTTTGGGCAGAGCATACATCTCAAATGAATTTTCTTCAGTGGGATAGGACAATCAAAGGTTATAAGCTTGTATCACTAGATTTAGATTTACCAAACGATAGTTAGACGCTATCCCCGATTGACAAATGAGAAAAGGAGAACCCAATGTCAACCCAAGATGACGTAGCTGCCCAATACCAGGAAGACGCTCAAGCGTCCGTAAATTCGGACAATGTTTTATCACGCATTACAAATACCGTTCGCGAGTATCATGACTTGTCGGATAAGATAGCGGAAGCCGAAGCCGCTTTGAAGGTCTTAACTACGCAGAAGAAAACACTGCTTGAAGATACGCTCCCGCAGTTGATGGCTAAGGCGGCACAAGATGACTTGAAGACCTTAGACGGGGACCGGGTTACAATTAAAGAGACGTTGCGCGCGTCTATTCCAAAAGACAAATTAGCTGAAGCTGTCAAGTGGCTTACTGACCACAACCAAGCCGCTATCGTGAAGCGCGAGTTCGGCTTGAAGTTCGGACGTGATGAGAATGAGAAAGCCCAAGAAGCATACGACACGCTAGTCAAGGCCGGGTTCCTTCCCGCTGATAAGCTCTCCGTTCATCCGGGGACGTTGGCGTCAACGCTCAAGGAGCTTATCGCCGGGGGTGAAGATGTCCCACTGCCTTTATTTGGCGGTCATATTCAAACAGCTGCTGCTATCAAAATAGCAAAGTAATACCGTTGGCCGGGGACACGGCCTGACTGTTGGGAAAGTTCAAACATGGAAGCCCGGAACATGTAAAAGGTCCGCGCATTTAAATGGAGCCTATTATGGGTAACAAATCAGGCGACACAACTGATGTCGCAATTAAAGAAGACGCCAAGCTTGGTGTTTATGACTACGGCGATGATGTAGGTGGTGGTTTTCAAAACCAGACATCTGATGACATCGCAATTCCGTTCATCTCAATCGTTCAGAGCAACAGCGCTGAAATGAATGAGCAGGACTTTAAGGATAAGAATATCCAAGCTGGTCAAATTATTAACCGAACTACCGGGGAATTGTATGACGAGATTGTTTTCATTCCTTCCATCACTGACCACAAGTATGTGGAATGGATTAAAGTTGATGACGGTGGCGGCTACGTTGGTGACTATGAAATTGATGACCCAGTTGTCCTCAAATGTAAGTCCGAACAACCGCTTGGTAAATACGAGCTTGAGGGCGGTAATGAATTGATTGAGACGTTTTACGTTTACGGTCTGCTGGTACTCCCGGACGGTTCATTCATGCCGGCAGTAATGCCTATGGCTTCAACGAATATCAAGGCATATAAAGATTGGATGTTCCGCGCTAAATCAGTAATGATTAAGACGCCTACACGCCGCATCAACCCGCCTCTATTCGCTCACCGTTATAAGCTCAAGACCATTCATCAAACGAAAGGTAAACAGAGCTGGTATAAATTCACCACAGTGGAATATGACGGAGCCAATGCTGTTGAAGCGCGTCTAGCGCCTGACTCAGAACTTTATCAAGAGGCTCGTGCAGTCATGGATGGCATCAGTGCCGGAACTATGAAAGCGGACCACGACAACGCGGACCGGGGCACAGCCACGAAACGCGATGCCGCACCCGTCAAAGGTGACGAAGATGATGAGGAAATTCCGTTTTAATTCGTCCTCCCCTTTGAATTAAAACGGTAGGTTTGCGCCCTGTAATTCCCCCCTCCCAGCGGGGCGCAAACCACTACAATGAGAAAAGGAGCCTGACGTGAAGTCCGGGATTTATAAGATAGTATCTAAATACAATGGTAAGATTTACGTTGGTCAATCTGTGAATGTGAGACAAAGATGGTCTCATCATCGTCACCAGCTTCGTAATTCCAAGCACTGTAATTCAATTCTTCAAAGAACTTTCAATAAACATGGTGAAGACAATTTAGTGTTTGAGGTAATTGAATATTGTTCTACCGAAGTTTTACTTGAACGTGAACTGTTTTGGGTTAAGGAACTAAACGCGCTCGACCCCATCAAAGGATTTAATATACAACCAGCTTTGTCGTCTCCTTTAGGTTATAAACATACTGATGAAGCGAGACAGAATATGTCTAAAGCAGCTCTGGAGAGATATAAGCAACCCAAACAAAAAGAACGACAAACCGAAATAATGAAAGACCGTTGGCGCGACCCTGCTTATAGACGTAAGCAATCGAAACGATTAGCTTCAATACATACTCCAGAACATAAAGCGAAACTATCAGCACTAGCGAAGGCTCAATGGGCTGCGCGGAAGGCAGCATCGTGAAGTGGAGTCCTCAACAAGACAAGGCTCTGAAGCTTTGTAGCGCCTGGTTGAAAGACGCTGATGGACCTCAAGTCTTTTATCTCGCCGGATATGCCGGAACGGGTAAAACAACACTAGCCCTACATTTGGCTGAAGATATATCCGGGACAATCCTATATGCCGCCTATACCGGAAAGGCGGCGAGTGTAATGCGCAAGTCCGGCTGTCACGGCGCTAAGACTATTCACCAGCTTATATATACGCCGCTAGTCAATAGCGACAAACACTTGGTTAAGCTGAACGAAGAATTAAAACACCTCATGGCGATTGAACCGAAGCCCCACGGTGTCCGTCAACGCCTTGTCGCCGTTCGGCGCGCGATTAAAGAGGCAGAGGAAGACGTTGGCAAGCTGAAGTTCGGATTGAAAGAGTATTCGGACTTGAACAGCGCCTCACTTGTCGTCATTGACGAAATATCTATGGTCAACCAACGCATGATGGAAGACCTGTGCAGCTTCGGTGTACGCATACTGGTCCTTGGCGACCCGGCACAACTCCCCCCAGTTAAGGGTGGTGGAGCGTTTACGAACCGGACGCCGGATATGTTGTTAACAGAAATTCATAGACAAGCCGCCGACAACCCAATCATACGTCTAGCAACTGACGTGCGTGAAGGACGCTCCCTTGTTTTGGGCGATTACGGCTTGGCGAAAGTTGTCTCAAAGATTGACCCCGCTGACGCTCTGTTGGCAGATCAAATATTATGCGGCAGAAATCAAAAGAGGAAGGCTATAAATAAACGCATCCGGGACCTAAAAGGATTGTCTGGGTTCGAACTTCCAACCAACGGAGAAAAGATTGTTTGTCTGCGCAACAACCACGATAAAGGATTGCTCAATGGTACAATTTGGAGCGTTACGGAAGACTACCAAGGCGGTGTTCTCGCTATCGAAGATGAAGACGGATACAAACAAGGTGTCCCGATTTGCGAAGAAGCTTTCATTGACGAAGACACTATGCCGCGTTTCCCCAACGGGGAAGTATTCACCTGGGGCTATTGTCTCACTGTTCATAAATCTCAAGGCTCGCAGTGGCAAAATGTTATGCTGTTTGACGACTGGACTCACCGGGGTTCCCGGAAGGAGTGGTTGTACACAGGCATCACGCGCGCCCAAGAGCGTCTAACCATAGTTCAAGGATAACCTATGTTACAAAGTATGTCAGCCCGTGCCTTAGCCGTTGCTATGCGCACTTACTCCCGCCCCATTGGTGATAGTGAAGACCAGTTCGAAACTATCCCGGATATTATAGACCGGGTGATTGCTCACCAACGTTGGCTCTGGGAGCGCGCGAAAGGGAAGCCGCTGACAGCTACAGAGAATAAGGAGCTTGAACAGCTCCAAGAATTATTCCTTGCGCGCCAGTGTATGCCTGCAGGCCGGACGCTTTGGTTGGGCGGCACCCCTCTATCTAAAGAGCGGGAAGTCAGTCAATTTAATTGTTCAGGCCTTATCGTCAAGACGGTTTACGACTTCGTTGACCTGCTCTGGCTACTCTTAAACGGCTGCGGTGTTGGCGCACGTCCCGAAGCCGGGAACCTATCCGGGTTTATGAACCCAATCACGGACATTGAAGTCATCCGCTCCGAACGGACCGGGAAGGGCGGCGAAGAACACAACACAGAGACGTGGGACCCAAAGAAGAAACTTTGGACAATCCGCGTTGGCGATAGCGGCGAGGCTTGGGCTAAGGCTGTAGGTAAATTATTGGCGGGTAAATATCCAGCTAAGAAGCTCGTGTTGGATTTCTCGCAGTTACGTCCAGAGGGTTCAAGGCTTTCGCGTTACGGCTGGAAGTCTGCTGGAGATACGGTCATTTCACAAGAGTTTCCGGCAATTTGTGGTATTCTTTCCCGGAGAGCCGGGCAACTTCTTCGTAAGATGGATATTGCGGATATTGTAAACCATCTTGGCGTTATCCAGACCGGGAGACGCGGCGCTGAAATTCTTCTCATGGATTGGGACGACCCGGAGATTGACCACTTCATGCGCTTCAAGCAGAATTGTTACGGGGACCCAAAGAAGTTTCACCGCGCTCAATCTAACAACTCTATATTGTTCTGGGAGCAACCTACGCGCGCAGAGCTTGAGGATATATTTGAACGCATTGTTAGCACAGGGGGTAATGAACCCGGCTTCATAAACGCCGCCGCTGCTCGCAAACGAGCGCCTTGGTTTGATACCGCGAACCCTTGCGTTGAAATCCTGCTGGCTGATAAAGGCTTTTGTAATCTCGTTGAGACAGATGTTGCTAAGTTCGAACAGTTCAACGACTTACTAGAAGCACTGCGGCTCGTATCGCGCGCGAACTATCGCCAGACGCTTGTTGACCTGGATGACGGAATACTACAACGCACTTGGCACGAGAATAATCAATTCTTACATCTGTGCGGCGTCTCCTTAACCGGGATTGCTCGCCGCCCGGACTTGAGCGGTCATGACTATAAGATGATGCGTATTGCGGCGCAACAAGGTGCTTGGTCTATGGCTGATGAGTTAGGTACACCCAAGCCGAAGAACGTCACCTGCGTCAAGCCTTCCGGGACAATTGGTAAGGTTATGGATACAACTGAAGGGGCACATCTCCCGCTTGGGCGTTATATCTTCAACAACGTTGTTTATCAGCGCTCTGACCCTCTGATTGATATTCTCAAAAAGGCGGGATATGAAGTGAAGCCTCATCCTACATCAGAGACTTCCGTGTTGATTAAATTTCCGATGGAATTTGACGGCATCCCGTTCGATGACTTCCAAGGCACTCCGGTAAATCTTGAATCAGCGATTGACCAGCTTGAACGCTATCGCCTGTTGATGGATAACTGGTGTGATCAGAACGTATCTTTGACCGTATCATACGGACCTGAAGAAGTTCCTGCCATTATTAACTGGATGGAGCGATACTGGGACAGCTATGTCGGCGTGTCTTGGGCGTTTAGAACTGACCCAACGAAGACCGCTGAAGACTTCGGCGCGGCATATCTCCCGCAAGAAGTAGTAAGCAAAGACGCTTACGTTGAATACACTTCCGGTCTTACCCCTATTGACTGGGACAAAGAGCTAGGCGGTGCGGTTGATTCGGAATTATTGGATGATGATTGTAAGACGGGTGTTTGTCCGGTTAGGTAAAATAAACACTTGACTTATCCCCGGTTGTAGTTTAAGGGAGAAGCTGAAGTGGTAATTCGCTTCAGCTTTTAGAGAAAAGGAGAACCCAATGAAAGCAATTCTTATAGGCGCAGCTGCGTCACTTAGTGTCGTGTTCGCGCACGATATGTTATCAGCCGTTAATTTTGCGAACGAGAATAACGGCGTAGTTATTGACGCTTCTAACGCGGAACACTTCGCGGCGTCTGAATTAGTAGCGGCGTGGAATGTCGTTGCTGAACAAGAACCGGAACTATTTAAAACAGTCAATAGGTTCGCGACAAAGGCCGCAGCTTTTAAGCGGTTCGATAGCATGTGTGTTAACCTTTCCGGCCTTCAAGAAGGCGGCGAGAAAATTAACGTCACGGTTGTCGGAAAGAATGCAAAGAAGCCTAAACAACAAAGCGGCGTTCGTCCGTCTCCCGTTGTAGCAGGCAAGCCCGTTCCGAAAGAACGCTGGCGGCGTGAGAAGTACACCGCGCCGGGGAAGACATCTTACGCTCCCCGCAAAAACTCCCTTCAGGAGAAGATGATGAAGCTATTGACGCGGACCCGTTCAGGAAATCTCGTTGGTGTAACGGCAGAGAAGTTCTGTGAAGACACTAACGCATTCTCACCGAACGCAAACGTGAAGTGGACGCCTTCAAATATGTGGTCCCAGTTGAATTATCTTTTCGTCTCCCAGAAGGGTTACGGCTTAAAGTTCAACGGCACTCACATCATGTTAATCGAAGCGGAAGACCATCGTGCTGCGACATAACACTCCCGTTGAAAATCATCTTAGCTCGCTTGGCTTACTGGTCAAGCGAGAAGACCTTTCATGCCCACCGCCGGGTCCCCCGTTCAGTAAGACGCGGGGCGTGTACGCTCATATTGAGAAGCGTTCTGAAAAGATTATCGGCGTGTTGGATACATACCACAGCCAAGGCGGTCAAGCCGTAGCTGCCGCCTGTCACCTTCTAGGCAAGCAATGCGTCAACTATTACCCGGAGTATAAATATGAACCGGGATATAGAGAGCCGCAAGAATTTTCGCTTGCATTAGGCGCTAAACTGGTTGGGCTTCCCGCCGGACGTTCTGCCGTACTATATCACGGTGCTAAGAAACACTTGAGAGAGAATCACGCTGAAGGGACTCATTACATGATGCCCAATGCGCTGAAGCTCCCGGAGATGGTTGAGGAGACTGCCAAGGAAGTTATGGTGACGCTTGAAGGCGCTGTGACTGATTTAATATCTCGCCCCGTTCTTATCTCTGTCAGCTCTGCTACAATCGCCGCCGGAGTAATTCGCGGCTTCGCACAGTTCTATGAGTCACAAGGCGCGTCTGTAAAGACCCTGCCGCAATTCCTACTCCATATGGGTTACTCCCGGAGCCGGGACGCCATTCAGAAATACATCAGCGTTCAACACGGGGTCAAAGGTCTTCGGGGTGACGCTATAAGCCTGATTGATGAAGGTTACAACTACAAAGACAAATCTAAGAACATCATTGATTTACCTTTTCCTGCCAATCACTACTACGATATGAAAGCTATCAACTGGTGGAATGAGCAAGGCCGGGAACGTCATGGAGAGGCTTTGTTGTGGCTGATAGGTTGATACAATATTTAACGGACGCTTCTGAACTTCTAAATGGTTCATTAAATCAATCTCCGGGTTGGCCAAAAGGTTCTATTATATGCGACAACACCGCGTTCCATATTAAGATAGAACTGGGCGAGAAGTCAGTGATGAAAACGGTAAGTTATTATGAGTTTGAATCGGCGGCTATGAATGTTCTCAAAATGATGGTTGGAACTGCTCTTGGTGAAATGAAAATAAAACAAAGGATGAAATAATGGACCACGCAGCTTGGTTAGCAGATGAACTGAAGGGTGAGGAACCCGCCGCAGACAAGTATCAATATTTCATGCGCCCAGAGCCGAAAGAAGGCCTGGGACCGATTGAGACCGTTGAGGATGAATTCACCGGACGAACTATGCGCAAGCGGACTGGACTAATTGGAATGGTCCGCAACGCTAAGGAGAAGAAGGAAGTTGAGATTTGGCTTGACCCACTCCCCCATATTCGTATCTCAAAAGCGAAGCAGCTACAAGGTTGGTATCAAGCGAAGGACGACCCCACGGGACGTAAGCGCCCCCGCCCCTGTTTCACGGACGCCGTATTGACGGAGCCGTATGGTGGATATTGTACGGTGGGCTGCGCCTTCTGCTATATCAACTCCGGGTTCAGGGGCTATCGCGGCTCTGGCCTCATTACCGTGCCACTAAATTACGGCGAGCAGGTAGGGAAGCAACTGGATACAATGAAGACTAGCGCCGCCGGATATTTTAGCAGCTTCACTGACCCCTTCTTACCGATTGAGGATTATTACCACAACACGCAACAGGCGGCTCAAGAGTTCGTCAATCGCGGCTTGCCAGTTTTCTTCTTGTCGCGGAACCGCTACCCTGGTTGGGCTTTCGACCAGTTAAAACAAAATCAATACAGCTACGCCCAGAAGTCAATCAATACACCAGACGCCCAAGACTGGAAGAAGCTCTCACCCGGTGCGCTGTCTCTGGAAGACCACCTCAACGAGATTAGAGCGCTATCTAAGGCAGGCATTTACGTCTCAATTCAAGTCAATCCTATTATTGCTGGAGTGACAACAAATGAAGAGATTGTTGAGCTATTCGGTATGTTGAAAGACGCTGGAGCTAATCACGTCATCACGAAGTTCGTTGAGGCGGGTTACTCATGGGCACCTACTATGGTGGAGCGTATCACAAAGCGTTTCGGCGCGAACCGCGCAGCAGCGTTTGCAGAGCTATTCGTTGATAATATGGGTGGACAGAGAACCGTTGATGAGGAGTATCGCTTGGCGGCTCATCCTATATTCCGGGACGCCGCAACGCGCCTGGGGTTAACCTATTCGACTTGCTATGAATATAAATACAAGCGTGACGCCCAAGGAGAGATTACAAGCAAGGTTGGCGTCAGTATCGGAAAAGACTTTATGACGTCTGACCAATGTCACGGCCAGCGCGTCCCTATGTTTACGCGCGATAGTCTTGACCAACCGTTCCGGGAAGTCGAGGAGTGTGCCCCTACGGGTTGCCTCTCGTGCGCTGAAGACAACGGCGGGAAGCCGCGTTGCGGTTCTGAATTATTCGGGTCTGCTCCGGCGCTGAAGCTCAAGGATTATAAAGTGGGTGTATATGACGCACCTAAAAAATCAACTGTGTTAGATATTTAGAAAAGGAGAACACAATGGCTAAAACAACATTCGCAAAAGGCGATACCGTTGAACTGAAATCAGGCGGTCCACGAATGACTGTGTCAATAGCATCTAAAAAAGATATTGCAGAAGGTGACCCGGAGAAAGAAACTTGGGGTGATGACGACTTGCTCTGTATTTGGTTCAACAACGGAGAACTAAAGAGAATGAAATTGAGTGCTGTTCTCGTTCGTGAGGCGGGATGACTCATGGATATTCGGCTTGTAGATATAAACACAGCAAAATACTTAGTAGAAAATTTTCACTACAGTAAAAATTTGCCTTCAAATGTGACAATAAATTATGGATTGTTTATAGATGATGAATGTGTAGCTGCGGCGTGTTACGGCCCTTGTGTCTCTAGGCACGTTCCCAAGGATTGGGTGGAGTTACGAAGATTAGTGAAATCAGAAAATTCTAATTTCATCCTTTCGCAATTCCTAGCAAAAACTTTGAAGATTATGAGAAAGAATGTTCCGGCTATTCTCTCTTGGGCTGACCCCAACCAAGCCCATCATGGAGGTATTTATCAAGCAACTAATTGGATATTCACAGAACAGAAATCTGGATGTAATAGAACTTTTATAGATGAACTAGGGAATCATATTCACCCCAGAACTGTTTACGCAAGATATGGAACACAATCTGTTCCCATCATTCTAGGAAAGTTTCCGAAATGGAGTGCCTATATACCCAAAACGAAATACCGTTACCTTATGCCAGGATTACTTTCCAAATCTCGTTGTCTAGAAATTTTGAAAACGAAAGAACTACCTTACCCAAAACCTGGTAAATTAGAGAAAGGGGAATACAAAACAATCACTCATGGAAAAGAAAGCGTTTATATGACATACGAAAAATTAAGTATAGAGGACTTCGGAGAAAAACTAATCAGCTCCGGGGACCTGGACCCGGTCTATATCGCACTTCATAAGATGGAGATGGATGAGGACAAACTAGCCAACTGGCTTATCGCTTATTGGTGCTTGTACCATCCCGGCGTAGCATCTTACTTATCCGAACAGGATGACTTCTGGGGTATGTTAGAACTTGCCGCGCATAATGACACTGAAACTCCTTTGGGTGGACGGTGGCCTAGAGCTGCTGAAAGACGGCACTGGCGCGGAGCTAATGCGATTGCTTCATTTAAATCTCTCCGGGACTTTGGAACCCCAAGGGAGATAATTCAAATGTTGAGTGAAAGTAAAACACAAGGTCCGAACGGAACTGAAATATTGATGGAGACTGAATATTCAAAGGTCTATAATCGTGCGATGACTTTCAAGGGATTTGGTCCTTGGATAGCGTTCAAGATAGCTGATATGTTAGAACGTCTTGCAATCGCTCCAATTGACTTTGAACAATCAGATGTCTTTATGTTTAAAGACCCGAAGAAGGCCGCATTGAAACTATACCGGGACCGCGCGGGAATACCTGATGGGATGAAGTTGAAGGATGAGAAGAAAGCAATTGATGAAGTTGTTGCTCACCTTCGCTCACACTTCGAAGAACACGCAGCCCCGCCGCTCTATGACCGTTCAATAGGCTTTCAAGAAGTTGAGACGGTTCTTTGTAAATGGAAGTCTCATATGAACGGACACTATCCGCTCTACAACGACTTGAATGAAATTCGTAAGGGTTGCGATGAGTGGACAAAAGTTTCATCAACAGCTTCGGAGTTTAATCACTTCTTACCAGTTGCCCCCGCCGGGGATAAAGTCTAAATACATATTTGAGAAAAGGAGATAACATGCTGTTAAACATTTCAGGCACCAATGGGTCCGGTAAGACCACGCTTGCGAGAGCGCTCACCGGACCAGACTACAATCCAATTGACCTCTGCGAGTACCAAGACAAGAAGGACCGCCGGAAGTTCGTTGAAGGTGTGGGGGGCACGCTTCCTAACGGCCAGAAAATTATTGCGGTGGGTCCCTATCGTCCCGGCGTTGCGTCTGGGGGATGCGATGGCGTCCCAACTCAAGACCTTGTTCGTAAGGCGACTGAAGGCGCTCAACAGAAATTCCCGGACGCCCATGTCATATTCGAAGGTGTGGTTGTTTCGACTATCTTTCAACGCTATCATGACTGGGCCAAGGAAGAAGGCGTTGACCTTCGCTTTGGTTATCTGGACACGCCACTTGAGCAGTGTCTCAAGAATATCCGTTCACGCCAAGAAGCGTCTGGGAAGGTTCGCGATATTAAAGTGGACCAGGTTGAAGGAAAATGGAAAAGCATACGCCGCCGCCGGGACAAGATGATTGAAGCAGGTCTCAAGGTTTACGGAATACCTCACGGGGACGCCGCCGTGGAAGCGGTTCGCGACATACTGTCAGGCTCACCTCAATATTTACTAGGTGATTGCTAATGGCTGAAGTTGATGAAAAGATAATCACCGATGGCGTCAAGCTATTTGAGGAGCGGTTCAACGCACTCTTTGCTAACGCTCTAATCCGAACGGATGAGGTTGAGGCGTTGTGTGACGCGGTTCCGGGTATGGAGCCGCATGCCGCAACCATTTGGTTGTTCTTCAAGATGGTGCCACGCATGCTAGAAAGCACGCCTCATCTAAGTGAGGGTGGCCGTATCGCTTTGGGCAATACGCTTGTTCAAGAATTGAGAGAAGTTATAGCGGGAGCAAGCAATGTCAGCGCCACCCAACATTAAAGAGTTCTGGGACTTCGTAAACGAACGCCACGCAATATACATTCGCAAATATCTGCGCGAAGGTGGTGACATAGGTGAGATGTACGGCTTCAACGATAAGGTTGATTACGAACAGTGCGACCCTCACCACTTCGCTAATAATAGAAACATCAGCGCTCCATTCACTCACGATGAAGTCATGAAGACATATCGTTTCTGTAACGTCTTCCGGGAGTTGGACCGCGTAACAGTCTGGATTAGGAAGAACATTCAGGAGCCGTTTGCGGACCACGAACATCTTTGGTTTATGCTTGCGATAGCCCGAACGATTAACTGGCCTGGGACGCTTCAGCACTTAATAGACACGCCGGGAGCTTGGCCTTCTCATAGCGACTTCTCTCTGGACAACTTAGGTGCAGCACTAGACGCTTACAAAGCTTCGGGTGAAAAGGTTTACACAGGTGCGTATATGATACGAGCTGAAAGCAATCCAAAGGCAGAATGGTACAGCTGGACTAAGCAGCAGTATGTCGCCAAGATTGTCCTTGGGCGTCTTTGGGAAGACCGTGAACGGTTTACCGATATGGATAAACCAATGCCAGTTCACAGGGGACCTGGTGATGTGGTTCCTGAATTCACGGAATTAAAAGACGTTTGGAATTGGTTGCAAGATAAACGTTATATTGGCTGGGGTCCGTTTATGGCGGGACAAGTTGTAACAGATTTAAGACATTCAAGATATTTGAATAACGCAGCGGACATTGAGGTTTGGACTGCGCTTGGTCCAGGTTCTCGCAGAGGGTTGAATAGATTATACGGGCGTGACGTAAATACTCCTTTGAACCAACAAAATGGTCTAAGGGAATTAATTGAATTATCCCATTCACAAAATACGTATAAAGCTGATTGGGTTCCCCATATTGAATTAAGTGACGTCCAAAACTGCTGCTGCGAGTTCGATAAAATTATGCGTGTAAGGTCAGGTGATGGACGCCCAAGAGCGAAGTATGTCGCGGGACGGGGTTATTGATGGCTTGTGGTATTTATAAAATTGAATGTTTAATTAATAAACGTATTTACGTTGGTCAATCAATTGACGTGAATCGAAGGTGGAACGAACATCGTGCTGAATTACGAGTTAATATACACCCCAACAAAAGACTTCAAAACGCCTGGAATAAATACGGAGAAACTGAATTTAATTTCCAACTGATTGAAGAATGTACTAAAGGCTTGTTAAATTCACGTGAGGAATTTTACATGAAACACTTGAATTCTCTATCTCGCGAAACAGGATTTAATTTAACGGAGAAAGCTAATTCCTGTTTGGGTTATAAACACTCTGAAGAGACGAAACAAAATATGAGTAAATCAGCTTCGAGTAGAGCTAACAGACCTAGCTGGAGGAAAGCTCATTCAAAAAGATTGAAGAAGAAATGGCTGGAAGGTTCCTATGATAAAGTATGGACGCCTGAAACAAAGAAACGTTTAAGTGAAGCTTGTAAGAAAGCTTGGACACCCGAAAGACGAAAAGCAGCAGCGGAACGCGCTAGAAAACAACACCAACAAAGGAAATTATCATGCATTTAATTCAAGCACGCAACGTGCACTGGGCACTTGGAACAGCTGTTCGGGACCTTATCGACTTTGGTCAGGACCGCGATAGCCGCAACGGACCTGTTCGGCTAATTCCCGGACCCGTCACGACAACATATGAGAAGCCTTCAGAGCGCGTCTTGTTCTTCCCTTGGCGAGATGCCAACCCATTCTTTCACCTTATCGAAGCGCTATGGATGGTGTACGGGTCTAATGAGTTGAAGCACCTAACACCAATTGTTAAGAACATGGCGAACTTCTCTGATGATGGGGGAGTTACCCAACACGGAGCTTACGGCTACCGTTGGCGCAAATGGTTCAAGGCCGCAAAGGGAGCTTCGCATCAGCGTGACCAGCTCGCTTGGGCTATCAATAAATTAAAGGCGAACCCGGATGACCGCCGCGTTGCTATTCAAATGTATGATGCTTCAGTTGACCAAGCGTATGCGGACGAACAAGGCAAAGATGTTCCCTGTAATCTTATGATGCTCCCGTCAATCGTAAACGGAGCTTTAGACCTCACTGTGTTCAATCGTTCCAACGATATTATTTGGGGTTGTTACGGCGCGAACGCTGTCCACTTCAGCTTCATTCAAGAGCTGATGGCAGAATGTATCGGCGTCCCGGTTGGGAAGTATTATCAAGTCAGTAACAACTTTCACGGCTACCACTCAACGATGCCGCAGGAAGATGGTAAGTTGGTTGACCATACTTGGCCCGTAGGTTGGACAACGGACCCGTACAGCGAAGGCTCCGTTGAAGTACAACCGATGTTCGGACCGATGGAAGACGCTGACCTGGCATCTATTACGACAGACCTTGGATTGTTCTTTGAAGAGGATATTAACGCGCCGGACATTAACTGGTCATTCCTTAATAAGATAGCGCGTCCAATGTTGAATGCTCACCGCCATTACAAGAAGAACCGGGGGCGCGAACGTTATGAAGGCGCTCTTGAAATTCTTCGTCAGATGCCCGACAAGAACGATTGGCGGCGCGCCGGAGAAGAATGGATACAACGCCGCTATAATAAATGGGCTGCTGCGGCTGATGACGGAGTGAATCATGAAGCTTCCAGTTAAGGTTCAGCTGTTCCGGGAAGCGAACCGAATTGAGCGGTGCCATATGGTGCCGCATCAGCGTCCCTATCCCGTTGGACATCACTCGCAAGATGTTTCCGGCTTAGTTATCCTAACGTGGATGGAGCATCACGGAGAGTTGCCGCGTGCGGAAGTTATCGCCGCTGCTATCTTTCACGATACGCCGGAGCGCCTTGTTGGAGACATTCCGTCTCAAGTGAAAAAGTCCGGCGTTGTATCCCGTAACGTTATAAACCATCATGAGGAATCAGTTCATAACGCCATGGGTACGGATTACGAACTTACAGATGAAGAAGCACAGTGGATATACTGGTGTGACGTCCTCGAACTTCTCCTTTGGGCATACGAAGAAACTATGCAGCAAGGAAACTATGCCGCCCAACAGCTTTTATCGGACGTTGAGGGCTGGGCATCAAAACAAGATTGGCCTCAAGTCTTTACGGACGTTTGGAGCCGCTACCGGGACGGCAAAGCGCTCCGGTTGACTGAATCATTAACGGAGCTAGACGCATGAAGGCGAATGATATTCAAGTAGGTGGCGAACACTACAAGACAGAATACCAACACTGGGACGCAATGGTTGATTTGTATGGCCCGGAGTATCTGTTGGGCTGCGCTACAAAGTATATTGTCCGCTGGAGACGTAAGAACGGGCTTGAGGATTTAAAGAAGTCAATTCACTATATTCAGAAGGCGATTGAGAATGATGAATCAGCTACGTTCCGAATTGATGGCGCAGAGCGGATTAAACTAATACAGCAATTGCTAGATGGTTACCCAGAGCTGACGAAGCCAGAACGCGAGATTGTTCACATCTTGATGTACTGTACTGAACCGATTGATTGGCAAGGTGCTCACACGCTTCTCACCAAGTTTATTTTCGAACAGGAGAAAGCGTGACACCACAACTAAAGAACCTGCTTGAAGTAGTATTAGAGCGGACCGGGGGCGGGTCCTTTTCTGATATTCTTTCAGACACGCGAGGGACGTCTGAACACGCCCAACAGAGACGCATTGCGATGTATCTTCACTGGTGTAATTCAAGGAACCTCACGAAGACTGGAGAAGTTTTCAAACGGGACCGAACAACCGTCAGGCACGCTGTTGAGCAAGTAAACGCTCAAGAGTCATATGACGAAACATTCAAAACAAAAATACTGAACATGAGGAAAGCAATTGCTTCAAGGAACACTATTTCCACCTGAATCAACTTGGCGTTCTCCTTCACTCTCTGACCTTCCTGACTGGCGTGGTATTCCGCGAGTGGGATTGGACACGGAAACAAGGGACGAAAAGCTGAAACAATTAGGTTGCGGCGCGCGCCGGAAAGATGCCTATATGGTTGGCACGTCCTTTGCGTTTGACGACAACACCAAGTTTTATCTCCCGATAAGACACCTGGGTGGCGACAATATGGACCCGGAGAAGGTCTTGGAATATCTGCGCTACCAAGCCTATCATTACGATGGTGAGATTGTCGGAGCTAATCTTCAATACGATATAGACATGCTGGCTGAAGACGGAATTGTTTTCAGAAACGTGAAGCGCTTCCGGGACGTTCAAGTTGCTGAACCTTTAATTGACGAACTTCAGATGAGCTACAGTCTTCAACGCATATCGCAGACGTGGGGTGAAGAAGGTAAGGAAGAAGTGTTATTCAAGAAGGCGTGCGCGGCTTACGGCTTCAAGCCGAATGAATATAAAAAATATCTCTGGAAGCTCCCGGCGCGCTATGTTGGACCCTACGCGGAAGAAGACGCGGCAATGCCGCTCCGGGTTATAGTGAAGCAGGAAGCAGAGCTGTCCCGCTATAATCTGAATGAGGTTTACGACTTAGAGAGTGATTGCTTGCCCGTTCTCGTTAAGATGAGACGCAGGGGCGTAGCTATTGACTCTGACAGGCTAGACAAAGTTGAGAACTGGGCGATTGCTGAAGAGACTAAAGCCCTAGCCGAACTTCATAGACATACTGGTGTCCGCGTGAAGCAAGGCGATACGATGAAAGTCAACGTGGTAGCTCCGGCGCTTCTCGCTGTTGGGATTAACTTACCAACAACCGCAACTGGTAAGTGGTCTATCACCAAAGACGTTATGGCACAGATTGACCACCCAGCCGCTGACATTCTCCGGCGCGCGCGGAAGATGAGCCAGCTTCGTACTACGTTCGTTAATAGTGTTCGGCGTCACTCAGTCAATGGCCGCATACATTGTACCTTCAATCAGCTCCGGCGGCAAAAGGACGATGATGAAACAGCAACAGAGGGAGCTGCTTATGGGCGTCTTTCTTGTTCCAACCCGAACTTACAACAGCAACCTGCTCGTGACCCGGAGATTGGACCCATGTGGCGTTCGATATACGTGTCAGACCAGGACGCTATCTGGGCACAGCTAGACTACTCCCAACAAGAGCCGCGCATGCTGCTCCACTTCGCCGTGTTGGCGCGGAAGTGGATTGGTATTCAAGCCCACGATAGAGCCTTGGTGGCCCAAGCGCGCTTCCATGCTGACCCTACAATGGATAATCATACGATGTTCACCCGTCTCGTGTACGGAGATGAAGCTGTGGACGCTATGATTGCCGGGGACGAAGCTACAGGCGGTAAGACGTTTAAACAAGCGCGTGACCGCTGTAAGAATATCTTTCTGGGGATTTGCTATGGCATGGGCGGTCCTAAGCTATGCCGCTCAATCGGACTGCCTGTTGATGTCGTTAAGCACAAGCGGGGCTATATGTACGAGCGCGCCGGAGCCGAAGGACAGGCTATGTTGGATAAGGTTGACCGTAACGTGCCTTACGTGCGCGCTATGGCTAAGGCTCTGGAGAAACGTGCTAAGGAGAAGGGATATGTGAAGACGCTCTCCGGGCGGCGTTGTAGGTTCCCCAAAGATGACTTCGGAAACTTCGATTGGGCTCACAAAGGCTTGAATCGTCTTATCCAAGGAAGTTCCGCAGACCAGACGAAACGCGCTATGGTTGAGATGGATGCTGCCGGCATTCCGCTGCAACTACAGGTTCACGATGAATTTGACTTCTCTGCGGAGAGTGAAGCGCAAGCGAACCTTGGCGCAGAGATTATGCGCGGCGCATACAACTTAGGCGTCCCATCAGCGGTTGACGTTGGATTGGGACCTAGCTGGGGGGAGATTAAAGAATGAGTAAATCTGACTATCGTATAAAATTAGTAAGTCAGAAACAATGTAGGGGCTTATTGAAGTCTTTTCACTACATAACTAGAAAGACGGGAAACTTCAAAAGCGGAGTGAACTGCGGATTGTATCTAGGGGACGCTTTGGTTGGCGTTTGTATATTTACGGGGTTCCCTGTGCCTGAATTAGTGAAAGGATGCTTTGGTTTAGACCGAACAGAACAGGAAGGTTTTTGGGAATTATCAAGATTGGTACTAGACCCTGTTGTTCAGAATTATGAGCATAATTTAGCAAGTTGGTTTATATCAAAAGCTATAAAGACTTTACGGAGAAACGAAAAAGTAAGAGCTGTATTAAGTTACGCAGATTGTGAACATCACCAAGGAATTGTTTATGCCGCTTCTAATTTCAGCTACTACGGATTAACAACACCAAAGAAAGACTTTTGGATAAAACAAAAAGACGGAACTTTCGTAAAACATCAAAGAGGGAAGACGAAAGGCGTGGATGGTGAGTGGCGTCCCAGAAGTCAAAAGCAGAGATTTTTAATTGTGTACGATAAAAGTCTTGAAGTTAAATGGACGTTACAGAAATGGAGCAGAGCAAAATGATATTATCAGGTCAAACAATTCGCAAGTCTAATATACTTGAACCCTTCGCAGAGCGGACGAAGGAAAGCGGCACAACGTTCGGTATAGGTCCGGCGGGGTATGATGTACGCCTTGTCTTGGGCGAGCAAGGTTATAAGCCTGAAGACCAACCACGCCACTACAATCTCGCGCCGGGGGAATTTATACTAGCCGCGACAAAAGAACGGTTCAAGATGCCAACTGACGTAGTGGGGATTGTTCACGATAAATCTTCATGGGCACGCCGTGGCGTCACTGTACAAAACACAGTTATTGAGCCGGGTTGGGAAGGTTGGTTGACACTTGAAATTAAGAATATTGGTGATAAACTAATTCAGTTGATTGAAGGTCAGGGAATAGCCCAAGTCATATTTCACCGCACTGACGAACCTGTTGATAAACCCTATGACGGTAAATACCAAAATCAAGAATACGGTCCACAAGAGGCGAGGTCGTGAGTGAGAACAATATGTGGTCTCAAATCCGTCCCCAGATGCGGAAGCTTGACCCGGTCCGGGTTGAGACGCGGGAACCGGATGGAATACCTGATGTTGAATATATCGGGGGTTGGGTTGAATTAAAGTTTGCACGCACTTGGCCTGTTCGTGGCGGGGTGCTTCAATTAGACCACTACACTCAACAGCAACGCACTTGGGGCTTCCGGCGCTGGCACGCTGGCGGTGTGTCTCTCCTTATGCTGAAGGTGAAGCATGACTGGATGCTGTTCGATGCTTTTACTGCGTTCCATCACGTAGGCAGAGAAAATTATTTGACGTTGAAGTCCCTAGCACTCGTTCACCATAGAGGATTAGTGAAAGACGTTATAAAAGAAATGCTCCCCTGGCTTACGGAAGACCTGGACGCTATGACGGCAGCACAGAAGTGTCGTTGGATGCGCGTTCGGAGTATGAAGACGCCTATGGATATTGTTCAGGATAATTTTCTCAATGGGCGGGTCTATTATCCTAGCGATATTTTAGACGTGGAAATGGGACAAGAAAATGAGAACTTGAGTGTCAATGACCTCATCTGGTACTGGGAACAATGAAAGACGAAACAAAAACAGCACGCCGCTTCCTTCGCTACTTCGCGCCGAAAGGTCCTTGGGTCCTGACCGCTATCCCGCCGGATGGGGGGAAGACCTGGACCGCGTATTTTGAACCAAAGACCGAAAAGGCTATGTGCGAATGGATTGATAAACATAACGGTAAAAACAACCTTTACTTTATGGTCAACCCGCCTCGGTCCGAAATTAAAAGCAAGGCGAAGAAGACAGACGTTGAAGAGATGGCTTGGCTTCACGTTGACGTGGACCCGGCTAAGGGTGAGAAGTTCGCGGACGAACAGACCCGGATATTGAAGACCCTTGAAGACTTCAAGCCGCGTCCGTCTTGTGTTATATTCTCCGGCGGCGGCTATCAAGCTTTTTGGCGCTTGGATGCTCCTGTCTTCGTGGGCGGGGACTTAGGCGCTATTGAAGAGCTGGAAGGTTACAACATACAGGTGGCCCAACAGACCGGGGGCGATAACTGCCACAACCTGGACCGCATTATGCGTCTCCCCGGCACATACAATATTCCCGGTGAGAAGAAGCTGAAGAAGAACCCGGAGCGGACAACCATCCTTGCAGAGACTGTCTGGGAAGAAGAAGCTGTACACCCGCTTGCTTCGTTCGTTTGTGCGCCACGTATCCAAACGAAAGATACACCCGGCGGTAGCGCTAAAGTTGAGTTGTCGGGCAATCTCGCGCCTGTTGACTTAGAAGACCTGCCCGAAGGTGTCAACCTTCGATTGAAGGCGATTATAGTTCAAGGGGATGACCCGGAAGACCCAACAAGATATTCCAGCAAGTCAGAAGCTGTCTTTGGCGTCTGTTGTATGCTTATTCGCGCTGGCGTGGATGATGATACGATTGCGTCAATTATCTTAGACCCTGACTTTGGTATCAGTGAGCATACCCGGAAGCAGAAGCGGTCCCGGAACTATGCTGCGCGTCAAATACAGCGTGCCAAGGAAGAAGTTGAGGAACCCTGGTTGCGTCTTTTGAATGAAAAGTTCGCTGTCATCTCTGATATAGGTGGCAAGTGTCGCGTTATCTCTGAAGTGTACGATGAAGTGTTGGAGCGTTCGCGTATATCAATGCAGACCTTCGAAGACTTCAGAAACCGCTATATGAATCAAAAGGTTGAGATTGGCTCTGACAAGGATGGGCGTCCAATATACGAACCCGCCGGGAAGTGGTGGTTGAAGCATCCGCTCCGGCGTCAATACGACAACATCATATTCGCTCCGAACCGGGAGATTGATAACAGCTACAACCTCTGGCAAGGATTTAACTTCCAACCATTGCCAGGGAAGTGTGAGAAGTTCCTCAACCACCTCAAAACAATTATATGTAACGGCAATGAAGAGTATTACAATTACTTAATACAGTGGCTCGCGCGTTGCGTCCAAAAACCAGCTACCCAAGGTGAGGTTGCTGTTGTACTTCGCGGAAAGCAGGGGACGGGTAAAGGTACGTTCATCAACGCCTTCGGTAAGCTTTGGGGGCGACACTTCCTTCAAGTTTCCAACTCCAAGCATCTTGTCGGTCAATTCAATTACCACTTGCGTGATTGTATTGTACTGTTTGCTGATGAGGCGTTCTTCGCCGGAGACAAGGCTCACGAAGGCGTACTGAAGGCGCTCGTAACAGAGAGTATGTTGATGGTTGAACGGAAGGGCGTGGACGCCGCGCCGGGTCCGAACTTCACTCACATCTTGATGGCGTCTAACTCCGATTGGGTTGTTCCGGCTAACCAGGAAGAAAGACGCTATTTTGTATTGGATGTATCTAATGAGAAGATGCAGAACACGGCTTACTTCAGCTCTGTGAAAAAGGAAATGGAGAGCGGCGGCTATGAGGCATTGCTTCATTACCTCATGACGTTAGACATATCCAACTTCAACGTCCGGGACGTTCCGAAGACCGAAGCCCTGGGCGACCAAAAAATGTTGAGCCTATCGCCGGAGCAAACATGGTGGTATTCTCGCCTTGTTGAAGGGACCCAGATTGATAAATTCGATGAGTGGGAACGGAACGTCACTACCAAGGCAGTCTTTAAGGATTATATAGCGTTCTGTGATGCCCAAAGGTACTTCCACCGCGCATCACCCCCTGCTTTGGGCAAATTCCTTCGGGGTTCAATCCCAGGATTACAAAGCAAGCAAATCGCTATGACGATTGAGGAGCAAGACCCAGCAACGGGAATGACGCGAGAGAAGAACGTCAGGCCATACGTTTATCTGTTCCCGTCTCTTGAGGATTGTCGCAAGATATGGGACAAGACATTTGGGACGAAGACCGATTGGAACGCGCCGCCGCAGGTTGAAACAATAGACGATGATAGTGAATCACCTTTTTAGACTAGACGGGGATAGCAACCGGGGATAAGTAGGAATAGAGAAAAGGAGTTAAACATGATTCATATTAAGGAAGACCATCCAGCGTACAAACTCGCGGTTGAGCGTCTGAAGATGCAGAAGAGCGCCAAGCGCGTAATGGCAGAGATGAGCGAGCGCCACGCGCGTGAGCATAAGGCGGCGGCTAAGACGTTCCGGGACGAAGCTAACGCGCTGGAAGCTGAAATCAATCCTTTGTTGGACGGCAAGAAGTGTTGCTGTTCTAATCACGAATTGTTTGAGGCTACGGGATTGGTAGTTATCGAAGAAGACGGACACCACGGACCCGGCGGCGGCTTAGGCGGCATTCTGGGAGCTATCCTTGGTGGTGGCGGGGGTTTAATGTAATGGACCGCGTAAGAGAATTTCATGAAGTGTTCGGTTGTCATATCGAACCCAAGCCGCGCATGTTGGATACACATACAGCGGCTTCCCAGTTGCTCTTGAACGTAAAGTTAGACCTGGAAGCGAACGCTAAACAATTGAAGCTTGAAGCCGCCAGAAGTAATAAAGCTGGACGAACAGAGGAAGGCTTGGTGATAGTACGCGCTCAACTTATGGTTGAAGAACTAGCAGAAGTTATTCACGAGATGGCAACAGGGTTTAACCCAGCGAGACTTCTAGCAGAGCTGACGGACCTGGACTATGTAGTCAAGGGGACGTTTCTAAGCTACGGGCTTCAGGACTATCGCGAAGCTGCTGCGGACGAAATACACCGCGCCAATATGTCTAAGCTAGAAGATGGGAAGCCCATCATTGACGATTCAGGCCGGGTGGTGAAGTCAAAGGACTTCCGGCCAGCAGACATCCAGAGTGTTCTTAGTGGCGGTTAAATTTACCAGCGAAGAACAACCGGATGACTGTTACACCGTCTCCTGCTCTGGGGAAGTTGGTACCATGCGTGCCTTCTTCCTTGAGGGGCGTTGGTATGACGCAACGAATAACATGGTGGTGAAGCCGATAGCAGCGCCTTGGTTTTGGGATTATATCGGAACAATGAAACTAATCGCAGGAGTTGAAAATGCGTAAACTATTAATGATGGCAGCGGTTATCCCGATGCTTACCGCGTGCGGCGTTTATTCGGACGGGGAACGGACTGGAGTGGTGAATAAGCTCTCCAACAAAGGTCTGCTCTGTAAGACCTGGGAAGGCGAAATGCTCTTGGGTGGCTTGAAGACGAAAAAGTCAACCAACACTGATTCAGACGGACATACCAGCACTTCAACGAGTGTCGTGGCTAACATCTTTGAATTTTCGGTCACTGATGAAACAGTGGTGAATAAAATAAAGACCGCCCAACGGAGTGCTGAAGTTGTCACTCTCACCTATGGAGAGTTTATATTGCCGGACATCTGCGGACGCGCTACAAGCTACGTTATCACGGACGTAATAACGGACTGACCAGGCGCATCAGCTCGTTATAATTAACAAGCGCCACAGGAGCATTGATATGTTTAAGATTACACCAGAGCTATTTAAAACAGTAGCTCATACTTGCGAAGGGTTCTTGAACGCTACGCAATCACCCGGCGGCGATAGGAAATTGACGCGGGAAGAAGCGGACCGTGGCGTTGTCCTGGGCGCACGCAATCTGGAGTTACGTCTAGGACTGCCGGAGAAGTCAATAACAACTGAAACTAATATTGACGCTGAAGGTGACTTCGCCGGGGGCAAGTGGCGCTATTCGGGTGACCGTGCTGACGACATTTTGGAATATGAATATCAGTTTGCGTTCGGTGAAGTGGGGGTTGACGTTGTCGAAGACTGACCCACGTCTGAAACCTCTGAGGGACGCGATTGAGCGCCTTGGGTCCCAAAGAGCAGCGGGCAAGTCTCTTGGCTTGTCCGTTGGAACCGTTTCTGGATTAGTTCACCGCAATCCTGATTATTTTGAAGGCGTTGTAAAATCAAAAACAAAACAACTTTCTAAGCCGGGAGCGCGCAAAGCTGCTAATCCAGCGCGGCGGCGCGCGGTATCTCGCCAACCCGCTATACAGTCAATTCCAAAACCCGTTAAGCGTTATTACGGAAGTGACCAACCGTTCCCCCTGCGTACTCTTATGGACTTAGGTGAGAACGATTGCCGCTATATGATAGGGGAGTTGTATTGTGGGCGTCCCGTTGAACGCGGTTCGTATTGCGCAAGCCATGGAGCTGGTTGTTATATAAAGACCCGGACTGGGAAAGCGAGCTATGAACACACACCACCCAAGCGCTTGCCTGGGAGAATGAAATGACTAGGAGAAACGAAGCAAGAGAGTTCCTAGAACAAGCTGTACGTTCGAATACTGATGAATGTATCCTTTGGCCCTACGCAACTAATCCATCAGGCTACCCTCTGATAAATATACCTGGTGAATCTAGCCTAGCTCATAGAGTTGTTCTGAAAAGAGTTAAAGGGCCAGCTCCTGGAGGCAAACCATACGCTTGTCACGAACCTCTAATTTGTAATAATCCCGGCTGTATAAATCATAAACATCTGGATTGGAAGTCTCAACAATCTAATTGCGACGACCAAGTAAAAGCTAAGACGAAAACGCAAATAGGTGCGTCACATAGTCAGGCTAAATTAACTGAAGCGGACGTGGTGGCTATAAGGAACGACAAACGTTGGCCGCGATTTGTAGCTAAAGACTACAGCGTAAGTTCTCAAACAATAATTGATATAAGAAACAGAAGGAGTTGGAAACATGTCGCGTAAATATACTGACGTCATGATTGATTTTGAAACGCTGGACACGGTGCCTCACGCGGTAGTGCTTCAGCTTGGTTGGGCGTTCTTTGATGCAGAAAGTCCCCCGAACGCCGAAGTGTATTCAACAGGTCAGGTTCTATTCTCCATGCCTCATCAGGTAGCCCAAAGACGGAGCCTGGACCCGGAGACTTGGGCTTGGTGGCTGACCCAGAACCCGGACTTGTTCCGCAAGCTCCTGTTAGGCACTAATACCATCCCTCAAGCTCTTAAGGTCTTCGATAAGGCCTGGGACACTCACGCGCAGTCCAAAACGAACATTTGGGGGAACGGGGCGAACTTTGATGAGCCTATTTTGTCGAACCTTTACCGGACGAACAGGATGAAGATGCCAGGACATTATAGCGCGAGCCGTTGCGTGCGTACTATAAAGGCGCTTCACCCATCAGTGCCGAAGGTTGAACCGGAGATTAAACACGATGGCGAGAGCGATGCGATTGCCCAAGCACTATTCGTTCAGAAGTGCTACCAGCAACGTGCGTCCTATATAAAAGACCTTGCTACGGAAAAGCAAGAAGCTGAAGCTATGGTGAAGGAGACTGCTGAAGATATTTTGAAGCGTGATGGTTGATGTTTCTGGACGTTACTACATATCACGCGGATAGTGATGAAGAGATTGTGCTTCACATCTCCTGCTCACGGACGGGTTACGACAACACGGACGTAGGCGGGGGCGGTCCGAATGAGTTAGATGACTGGAGTATTGATGACTGGTACGGCACGGAACCGTTTGAATTGACGAGTAGTCAAGAAGCAACAATTGTGGAAGCTTGTAGCGAAGCACTAGCAGAATAAAAGCAATAAAAACAACCAATAAGCAAATAGTTGACTTTTAAGGCAATTTAGTTCTTGACTTATCCCCGGTCTGGCCCTAGTAATAGGTCATCTGAGAAAAGGAGATACGAAATGACCAAGCAAGCAATCATAGTTGACCTCACTGTAGAACAAATGGACTTCCTATTTGATAACTGTCCTGACGCCATAGCTCACTCGTTGAACGGTAACGGCGAAAATCACGGCGTGAGTGTTAGTCTTTATCAAAAACATGAAGGTCAATTAACTGATACAGGCTTTTGGGTGACCGCTTCCAATCTAGTTAATCTCGCTCTAGCTTCAACTCAAAACAAAGAGTGGTTAGTCAACTTCAAAGACAGTGGTTGGAATACTGTAATGGCGAAAAACGAAGCTGAAGCGAAAGACAAATTAAAGGTCAAGTTAGGTTCGTCATACGCTAAGTTGAACTTATCAACATTGCGTGTAGCTTCTGAAGGCGCAGTATCGAACTTGATGAGTATGGCTCACTAATAAGGAGACGATAACGGACCACACAGGAGAGCGTTATGAACATCGGGGACTAAAGACCCCCACGGAACATCCCGGACATCCCCGCCGGGACTGTTTCCCCGAAAGCAAGAGCTTTCCGGCAAGCAGTCCTAAATTGAGAAAAGGAGAACATTATGAATATATCAATAAAAGAAGTAGTCTTTGACGTTGAGGGAAGTCCTGGCGTAAAAGTTAGATTCAAATGGTGGCCCAAAAGCAATATTCACCGTACAGAAGCAGGATGGTCTTGGTACTTCTTTGCTACAGACCCTAAAGGAAATGATTTGTGCGGAGTTATAGAGCGCGAATATCATCCAACGTATGAAGATGCGTTAGCAGCTTTCAAGAAGCAAAATGGAGAGGATTCATAATGGGACGTTTCAATTGGATAAAGAAGTCATACACGCTCCCAGAGTATGGCGGTGAACTTGAATCCGGTGATTGGAAGTTAGTTGATTTCCATAAAGAGGAAGATGCGCCCCTTGAGCGAACTAGAGCGATTTGGAGTGGATATCCAGAAGACTACGCGCCACCTGGACATTATAAAGTTCTGCGGCGCGGGGACACTGTTGTAATGAGTAATACACCTATGGAATTAGTTTCCAATTATCGGGCCTTAAAAGACGCGACTGGAGATGTACTCATAAACGGATTAGGGATGGCCCTTCTTGCGCATTCTATTGCGTTGAAAGAAGACGTTACTAGCGTCACCGTTATAGAACTTGATGAGAAGTTAATTGATATGCTACAGCATTGTTTACACGATAAAATAACTACCATAAATGCTGATGCGTTTACTTGGACACCGCCTAAAGGAAGACGTTGGAATTTCGTATGACACAACATTTGGGATACAATCGGAGCGGATAATTTACCGGATATGCATAAACTCCATCGCAAGTACGGACGCCGTTGCGATAATCAGGCAAGTTGGTATAGGAAACGGTGCGAAAAAGACCGCGACTATTACTAGAATTTTACTCTATTGAAAGAAACATCATGACACAAGAACTATCACCAGAACAGCAGAAGGTTATTGGCCGGGTTGAAAAGCTCCTGGCTATGGCGAACCGGAAGAAGGGCAACGAGGCAGAAGCCGCCGTGGCCGCAGCCAAGGCACAGAAGATGCTCGCTGAATATAACCTTGATATGGCTATGATTGAGCAAGGGAGTAGCAGCAGCGGGAAGCGCGAAGACAAGAAGCGCAAAGGTGGCAATTACGTCTATCAACGCGACCTTTGGAGAGCTTGCGCTGAATTGAACTTCTGTCTGTACTGGACATCTAGCAAGTGGGTATCGCGTAAAGGACGGAAGCGGGATTGGTACGGCGACATGGTCAACCATACGTTCTGGTCAATCAAGTACCAACACCGCGTTGTAGGACGCACGGTGAACGTAAAAGCAACCGAAGTGTTAGCCGATTACCTTGAGCAAGCGATTGAGCGCGTATTGATGGACCGTCTTGGTCAAGACAATAACCAACGCTTTTCGAACTGGGCTGTCAGCTATCGTAAGGGAGCTGCCGCAGAGGTTATCAGGAAACTAATCGAACGCCGGAAGCAGATTGAGTCAGAGCAAGCCCAGAAGCTAAAAGAGGCTCAAGAGCGCGCTGCGGCGTCCGGCGCGTCATCAGGCACGGCACTCTCTTTGGGCGATGTCAAGAAGAATGAGCGTGACGCGAACTATGACCATATATACGGCGAGGGTTGGAGTGCTGAACAAAGACGCAAGGCTCAAGAAAGAGCCGAAGCAGCAGCCAAGGCTGAAGCAGAGTACGCGGCGTGGGCTGCGGCTAATCCTGAAGAGGCGGCTGCTGAAGAGAAGAAGCGCCAAGAAGAAAACGAGCGCTATTGGGCACGCCGCCGGGGTGGACGCCGTTCTAGCGGACCACGCGACAATACGGATTGGGGCGCGTTTAGTGCGGGAGAGAGCGCTGGGAGTAGCATTGGTATCGACCCACAGACCGGAGACGGACGCGGGAAGACAGGGAGACTAGGATGACCCAAGGGACATTCAGAAAGTATCAAGACTTTAACTTCAGAAAAGATACGCTGGACATCATTCAGGCTTCGAACGCGATTATTGCTGACTACCAGAGCCGGGGCTATGACCTCACTCTGCGCCAGCTCTATTATCAGTTCATAGGACGGGACTGGCTACCCAACACGGAGTCATCCTATAATCGCCTGGGTAAGATAATCAGCAACGGACGCTTGGCCGGATTAGTGAGCTGGAGCGCGATTGCGGACCGGACCCGGAACCTTCGCGGCTTGAACACTTTCATTCACCCTATGCAGGCGATACAAGCTGCGCACGATAGCTACCGCCGCGACCTTTGGGCTGACCAACGATGGCGTCCTGAAGTCTGGGTTGAGAAGGAAGCGCTGTCAGGCGTTATCGGTCAGGCCTGTAATAAGCTGCGCGTGGACTTCTTCGCCTGTAAAGGATACAACAGCCAGAGCGAACAGTGGCGAGCGGGGCAGAGATTTGCGAACTACGTGAAGAAGGGCCAGCGTCCTATCGTCTTCCACCTAGGGGACCACGACCCGTCCGGGATTGACATGACGCGCGACAACCGGGAGCGCCTGGAGATGTTCGCCGGGGTTCCGGTTATTGTCCAAAGGCTCGCGCTGAACTATGACCAGATTGAGGAGCTGAAGCCACCACCCAATCCGGCGAAGTCAACTGACAGCCGCTTCGAAGCCTATCAACGTGAGTTTGGTGATGAGAGCTGGGAGCTAGACGCGCTGGACATCGACTATATTGCGAAGCTTATTGAAGACAACGTCAAGATGGTCCGCGACCCGGACGTGTGGGACAGCTCGTTGCTTCGTGAGGTTGAAGAAAAGGGACAAATCCTTCAGGCCATGGAATGGCTCAAGGAGCCGGAGACATAAACTAACGCTTGGACTTATCCCCGGTTAGGGGTATAGATTGAATTGAGAAAAGGAGAACTGTAATGACACATATACTACTGACACCAGTGGACAAGGAAGGTGAGGTGCGACCCAAGCAGCTTGTCAGGGTCCGCGAGATGGGAGACGCGCGCCGGGTCCGTGAGAACACCGTGACCGTTGTCGATATAGACGGGCAACGCTATCCGCTCTGGGTTGTTGAGACGCCTGAAGAGATTTACGCTATGCTTGAGGGAGAAGACGAATGATTATATTCAAGAACGAAGGGCTTGTGCCCCTAGCGGCGGTCACGACTATGGGAGTGAACGTCAAGGACAATCCGAACGCCATTGGCTTCTTCGGGACCGGGTTGAAGTACGCTATTGCGGTCCTGTTGCGGCTTGAGTGTGAAGTGGTCTTATATAGAGGCGCGAAGCGTTACGTGTTTACGGCTGAAGGTCAAAAGATACGCGGCAAAAGTTTTGACATCGTACACATGAATGGCGAGCCTTTAGGCTTCACAACGGAACTAGGTAAGACCTGGGAAGCTTGGCAAGCATTCCGCGAGCTGTGGTGTAATACGAAAGACGAAGGTGGTACGATATTCGAAGATGATAGCGTGTCCGGCGTTGCGGGTCATACCATTATCAAGGTTGAAGGTAAAGCAATTAATGAAGCTTACGCTGACCGCTACCGAACTGTGTTAGTTGGAGCCGTTGACGTGGAGTTGGACGGTCTTGAAATACAATTCAAGCGTTCGTCCTCAATCTATTATCGCGGCATTAGAGCGCTAGACGGTCAAAGTCAAGACATGATGTTCACTTATAACTTGCTTGGTGAAATAGACCTCACCGAAGACCGCACAATCAAGTACGGTTCTTGGGCGCGCCAAGATATAGTCAGAGCTATTCTAAAGTCAGACAATCGGAAATTCTTGCGAGAGTTCATTACGGCTCGCGAAGGAACTTGGGAACATAGCGTTGATATGGATATCAGCGGCGTGGTGCCGTCCGATATGTTGCTGGAGCTGTTAGTGGAAAACCGCAAAGACCTATCGAAAGCCGCAAAAGGTCTGTTTAATAGTAAGCGCGTTCAACAAACGACTGAAGTAACGGAACGGGTCCGGGTTGGACTAACAACTGCCCAAGAGGCGGTGCTGCTTAAAGCGAGAGAGCTTTGCGGTGCGGCGGGTTACTCCGTCCCGGTTGAGGTTGTCTTTGTTGATAGTATTCCAGGCAATCGCGAGATGGAGAACCGTTCAGGCCGCTTCGTCTATCAAGTCCGGGTGCTAGAATACGGTGCTAAATATCTGGCGACATCTCTGCTCCAGGAGACGTTACGATTGAACGAGGGGCGCGGAAGTGTTCAACATCAGATGGCTTGTATCATACTTGACGTCAGTACCAAGGAACACTTCGCGGACGAAGCCCGTGACGATGAAATTCCGTTTTAGGGGGTTGGGATGAGTTTAGATATTAAAGCAATACCGAAAGACATTATTGAGCGTGCGAGAGCCGCAGGTGTTGAGAAAGACGCCGCTGATAAGGCTTTGTCTGAAGCAATAATGAGTTGTTGTGAGTGGAATAAAGACGATGTTATCAGAGACAAGGACACGGGCGCATGCTACCGTATTGATAAAGGTTCTGGTTGGTTTAACTGGGGCAAAGGCAGACCTACATTAGTCCTTTGGTGTTACCGGGTCTATAAGAGCGGACGCCGTGAAGCAAGTTCTGCTACCACCTTCCAATACCTATCTAACTTTGAACGTATCGGAACTATTGAGGATTGGCTTGATGCGAAAAGCAACTAAACAATTCAGAAGCCGGATGGCGAAACGTCACGCGTGCGAACGTAGGGCTAAGTCAAGGCGTGAAGCAGCGAAGGTCTTTATGTCTTGGCAGAATAGAGTGCAGACGCCCAAGAAACGAACGCCGCAACGTAGGGCAATATTGAGACAACGCGAAAGCTTCGTAACTATGGCGGCAATTATGGCGGGAGTGATGAGATGACTAAACTATTTAAAATTGAGACCCGTAAACGAGTGACTGTCTTAACTGACCCGCAACGGCGCGTCTATAACGGCTGTATGGCTAAATCAGAGCAGCAGTGGACTGAGTGGGATTGGTTAGAAACAGAGCTGCCGGAAGAACGTGTTGAAAAACGCTTGGCGTTCTGGCGCGACCTTAGTGAGTATTCAGTCAGTGTAGGCGGTTCCGGCTCTCAATATAGAGCAGTGGAGATGGCGGCATGATTATCGTTCGTGTTGACTTAGTATCGAAGCGGGGCGTTGAGCGCCTTGGAGCTATGACTATAAGCAATGTTGGTGGGACCGCGAAGCGAGGAAACTATGAAGCCAAGGTTGGACGGAAGACTGATGCCGTGTCTGGAGATTGGAATAGAATAAACGACAAGCCGTTGAGAGAAGCTGACGTGAGAGACTACCCCCGGCTATCTTATAATGTTTGGCGGTTAGTGATTAGAGCGTTGTTGGGTTGTTTCCCAGAGGAGAAGTCATGAGGAACCTTAAAAAATATCCACCCACATTCGCTGAAGCAATAGCCCTCATTGACGAGCTACAAGCTAAGGCTGAACGCCGGGAGAAACGCTTGAAGCGCGTTGGGAATATGGATGCTACATTATTGAAGTTTACGCGGGACCGTTTAGTGCGGCTACAATTTGCTGCGTCTGAGGAGTTTTAAATGAGAAAGATTAGCTACAGAGGCAAATGTTGGATTGCGGCGGTGTTCTGCTCGCTCGCCTTTTGGGTCTTGATTATTGGAGCGATAGTGAAGTGAGTGATTACCCAACAACAGGGCAGAAGTTCCGCGCCGGGGGTCATACCTATAAATGGGTGCCCTATAAGAAGGCGGCTCAACCGACATGGGGCAAAGGACGCTTCCAACGCATGAAGTGGTCTGGACCGAAGGAAGACGGAGACTTTTTCAGGTGGGTAAACGAAGCCCCGCCGGAAGGTCTGGAGTGGGAATTTATAGTAACTAAAAGACATTAATGACTTAGAAACAATTAACGAGTATTGTTGTTTTGAGAAAAGGAGATTGTTATGATAGAGACAAGAGACGGTTACTGTGTTGATACGAAGCAATGTAATATTCATGCTGAGTGGATGCCTTCGAAGCGTTGGGGTTGGCAGATATTCGTTCGTAATACAGACGGCAAGACCCTAGAGCGGAGCGAGTGGGAGCCGTTCGAATGGATGGCGAAGCGGACCGCGCGCCGGATGCTCAAGAAGCGCCTGGACCCTCACGCTGGCTATCGCTATTCGCGTCACGGTCAAGAGATTTGCTACATCTATAAGGATGAGCCGGGGAACCTGATTGCGCACGTGAAGCGCGAGCGCCTTGGTTGGAGTTACGAACGCGCTGATGGCGGGACCGTGACCCGGTTAACGTATTGGGGCGCAATGAGGAAGGCGAAGGCATGAGCGAACGTCCACACGTATTTAGTCGAACGCTTTTAAGCAGAACTGAAAGATGGTTTGCTTGGCGTCCTGTTAAGCTACAAGTTGGTGGTTGGGTCTGGTTACGTTTCGTTCAAAGACATCAAGTCAATAATGGTATGCGTAACTCTTGGAGTTATGATTCATGGTGGGTGTATGATTTAAAAGAGCAGTGTTTGCGCGGCGAACTTCCCAAGCGGTCATACAAGTGGAAAGGCGACCCGTTAGACTTTAATGCTGCGGATGATTTGGCCGCTAAGGGCGTTAGGCTTGATGATGTTATCAATGAACCTGCGAGCCGGAGAAAGATAAGCGGCATTGCCGTGTATGGGCTTGACCGGGTAAGTATATCCTATACGGAAGGGGCTTGGGGTGAGTAAGCATGTAAGACAAGTGGGGGACCATATAGAAGCCGGGGAGCTTTGGAAGTGTATCTGTGGTAAGCTTCACGGCTTGTCGGTCTATATTATTGCACACTGGAACATAGAGATGGTCCATACCTGTGATGGTACGGACTGCGGAGTCAAAACAACGTTCCTTGAGGGCGAGATAATTGAAACAGAGGAAGAAGAATGAAGACAATATATAAATATGAGCTGGAGCTGACTGATGATCCCGTTATTGAGATGCCGTTCAAGGCGAATGTTTTAAGCGTTGGCGTCCAAGGCAACAAGATAGTTGTTTGGGCAGAGGTTGATACAGCGTTGTCTAAGCAGCCCAGACAGTTCTATATCCGGGGAACAGGTCACCCGCTGGACGGGACTGAAAAACGTTTCTTAGGCACCGTGCTTTACGCCGGGGGCTTGGTGTGGCATGTGTACGAGGGTAAGTATGAGGTTTAACGTCCCAGAGGATAAGCCCAACAGACCATCGGAGCCGGAGATTGGGAACCTATACAGGGGTCACGGCGGGGGTACGAAGTATTGGGTGCTTGTTGCCATGTCTCCCGGCGGCGGTACGCATTGCCTGCTTGGGTTGAATATAGATGGTCATGTTGTTTCGTCCGGGCGTTACGGCTCTCATGTTATGAGGAACCGGGAATGTATCGGGAAGGTGAAGACCGAAATAGAATTGGACGTGGAGTTGTTTGATGGTTAAGCGGTATAAAGACGTTGAGGTGCCTGCTAAAGTTGAACAACGGGAGATAGGCGCGAACTGCGACAAGTGCGGGTGCGAGATACCTGATGAAAAGATGTATGAGTCAGTTGACTTTGAATTAGAGTTTATGGCTGGAGATAACTATCCCGATTTTCAGGATTGGAGGGGCTGGAAGCTAGAAGACCTATGCGACCCATGCGTGGCGGCGCTCCGAACATTGCTTGAAGATAACGGATTTACAACTGTTGATAAGGAATATACAAATTGAGTGCTGGAAGACGAAACACGCGTGCTATGATGCGCCGGGAAGAAGTTAATTCCACTATGATTGTTTGTAGGTCTAGGAATGAAGCTGAGTATGATTTCAAGGAACATATGCGAAGTCATTCTGCGAGATGGTTCACGGACGGACAAGCTTTGCGCGCTTCTAACGGACAGAGAACAATTGAGTGGATGTCGATTGACGATAATATCATGAAGTTGCGAGGCGTGAAGCTCATTGTACGAGTAACAGATGATGCTGCGCGGGATATGCATCATAGGCGTCAGAGATACGGGGAGCTGAAGAGTATGGTGGACCACTTGAACGGGAAGTATGTTCATGAGTAGGGATTGGCTGATTGTTTACCAACAACGCGCTCCATTTAACCCGGAGATGGCGAAGCGTTTAGAGCGCCGGGGGTTCTCCCGGACTTCTGCGCGTAAGAATTGGCGTTGCTATCGGAAGTTTAGCGTGCTCCCACTTCGCTTCGCGACAGCGGGAGCAGCACAGCTCTGGTTGGAGTGGATGGGGGATGCGACTTTCAAGAATATGTCCGGGCGCAAGCTCTCCTGTTCTGTTACGAAAAGGAGCGCGCTGCGAGACGCTTTAGGATTGGTATGAGCAAAGGAACGGAGTGCGGGGTGTTTGGTTGTCGTGGCCGGAGCCGTAAGCCCTGGGCGAAGTTCATATGCGGAAAGCACTGGCCGCTCGCGGGGCGAGAACAAAAGAAAGAACTAAGGCGCTTAGACCGGGAATGGCGGCGCTCCGGCGAGTGGGGCGGTCCGAACGCGAGAGAGCTTTGGGACGCTATGATGAACGAGTGGGATGCTATCGCGGCTTGGATATTCGATAAGGAGAACGGCCTTGGATGAGGATAAACTATTGAGGGCGGTAGCCTATCTTTGCGATGCTCTCAAATATCTTGAGTGGGGCGATAAAGAAGAATCAAAGAAGCGCCGGAAACGCGCTGAAGAGCTGCTGATGGAGGCTAGTAAGAAGTGAATTGGAGAGATATAAAAACAGCTCCGAAAGATAAGACTTTGGTATGGGTCACTGCTGCTGAAGCCGGAGAGTTCTTAATGTACTGGGACCCTGATTTTGTTACCAGGTTCATCGGACCTGGTTGTTGGGTAGCGCCTGATGAGAGTTTCACTTGGGACGCGTCACGGGGAGCTGGTCCTACTCATTGGCGTCCCCGCGTTTTACATTGATAAACGATAAGAGTTGCTTAAGTTCTTGACTTTAGAGCTTTTGCCCACGTAAGTAAAATTACTTGTGTTACTTATGTGGTGGTTCATGTGGTTATCCCAAAGAAACAAGGACTTACTTATGCTCTTGTGTACTTGTATGGTTTTCTAGTTCTTAGGTAAATGCCCCGTTTTCCTTACTCCTTCTTTTTTACATAAGTAACATAAGTAACATAAGTATCTGGTTGTTTTATAAGGGTTTTTGGTTTGTGGTCACGTAAGTAAATTACTTGTGTTACTTATGTGGACGCACATTTGTGGTAGGGGAGCGCCCCTGTTTTGGGCTATTGCGCACGCAGCCACACCCTAGACCCCCCTGTCAGTAAAACGCTAAACAGTAGGTCAAGCTTTACTTTTTTGATTTTGCAAATTATCAAAGAAAATATGCCGACACCTAAACCACATCAACATAAACCAAAGATGGGTCAGTCACTCTCTGCCTATAACCCTACGTCCGATTGGTCCAAGCTCCCGCAGCCTCAAGCAGAGTGGATTGATATTCTCGCGCGCCAGTTTCATACGTCACTTGCTTTAGACGAAGAAACATTTGAGGCGTTTCGTGAAGAGCTTTATCGCTCCGGCAGAGCTACCAACATCGCTATGATTGATAAACGATTATGCGAGGTCATTGTCGGACCGGGTTATATGGAACCCAGTAAGAAGAAGATGACGCGTGAAGACGCTTTCCGGGTCTGCGAGTTGTTTGAGATGTTCGGCACTAAGGGACGTGCTGCTAAGATGGTTGGTTTTCATCCTATTACGTTCGATGAGTTCTGTGAGCGTGACCCTGAAGTACAAGCTGCTTGGGACCAAGCAAGGATAGCGTTCAAGGAGAAGGTCTATGATGAGGTTGTTAACCGCGCCGTTGTAGGCCAACCAGAACCGAAGTTTCATAAAGGACGTGTTGTAGGCTACGTCAACAAGAAGTCAGACGGTCTATTGAAGATGCTCGCTGAATCTCTTAGTCCAGAAGAGTTTCGTCAGAACTATCACGCAGAACAGAAGGCTAAGAGCGAGACAAGTCAAATCAATTTAGATAAGCTGAGTCAAGAAGGACGGAACAAGGTCCGGGGACTGCTTACAGAAATTCGCGAAGTGATTAGCGCGGACATGGCTAAGGACATCACGCCAGAAGACGATGTTGAAGACGCTCAAATCATAGAACAGGAGCCTAAATCATGAGTGATGATAAAGTATCAGCAACAGAGGATGAACGAACCTCTAACAACTACGGCAGGCATCAATATCGTGCCTTATCAGACGAAGAAAAGCAACAAGTGTCAGCAGTCAAGGACGCCACGCATGACTTCGGCAAGCTACTTGATAGCCTTCCCCCTAGCCGTGAGCGCTCTATAGCAATCACGAAACTTGAAGAAGCCTCTATGTGGGCAGTCAGAGGATTAACAGCATGAGACATTTCATATTAGCAGCCGCTTGCCTTATTCTCGCCGCATGCGCAACCGTAACGCCCCCGCCGGAGTTTAACACTAATTCAGCAGCGCCTATAGAGTTGTTAGAGAACTATGACCAGGGGCGAGCGATTGACCCGGCTCCCGTAGTTCCTAGCAACGTTTACAACGGCTCGCTCACGAGCATATATGACGTGGATACTTTAGAGCTGACGTATAAGTTCGGCCAGGACGTACAGCGCACCAATATCCGCTCCCGGCTCGCGGGACTGAACGGCTATGAAGTAACCCGGCGCGGCGGGACAACAGCGCAAGAGGTTCAGTATGGCTTCCAGTGCCGGGACTATCTCCTGGACTGGTTGGGCTATACAGGTGACCCGCTCCCCTACAAAGCAAAGTACCATCCTATTGACCCGCCCCTAGATGTCATCATTCAAGGCATGCTAGACGATGGCGCAGGGAAGTTCGGAAGGCCGCTGGTGATTATCTGGAGCACCACGGAGCCTTCTGTAAACGTCAACCAGCTCGCTATTCGAAGCGGGTGCGCAGAGCCAACGTGGTACGATAAGAAGACCTATGACCGTTGGGACCCGGTGGTGCCGCGCTAATACATGAGCTACAAATTCGGAAACACAGCTGCTGAAAGCAGGTCATATAGTGCGAGCCTTAATATGGCTCTGCTTGACCTGGATACGTTTGAAGAGAAGCTAGACGTTGCGGACGCGGAACAGTCCCTTTGGGCTTTCACTAAGATGATGTGGCCTGTTCTGGAGCCGGGGCGAAAGCTCGCTGATGGTTGGGTCTTCGAAGCTATATGTGAACACCTAGAAGCGGTCACCAACGGAGAGCTTACCCGGCTGCTGATTAACGTCCCGCCGGGGACAATGAAGAGCTTGTTGACAAACGTGTTATGGCCAGCGTGGGAATGGGGACCGCGTAAGATGCCATGGCTCCGATATGTTAGCGCCGCCTATGCGCACAGTCTTACGCTCCGGGATAATCGCCGCTGCCGTATGCTTATTGAATCACCCGTCTATCAAAAGCACTGGCCTCACGTTAAGCTCGTGGGGGACCAGAACGCCAAAGAGAAGTATGAGAACAGTGAGCGGGGCTTTCGTATAGCAACATCAGTCTCCGGGACCGCGACAGGTGAGCGGGGCGATAGGTTCATTGTCGATGACCCGCACAACGTGAAAGAAGGCGAGAGCGAAACAAAGCGAGAAGACGCTGTGTTTTGGTTTTCTGAAGTTGTCCCTACACGGGTCAACGACCTGGAGACTTCAGCACGTGTCGTCATTATGCAGCGCGTGCACGAGGGTGACGTGTCTGGGCATATTATCGCGCACAACAAAGACCTCAACTATGAAATCTTAATGATACCCATGGAGTTCGAACCGGAGCGGAAGTGCTACACAAGCATTGGTTGGCAAGACCCTAGAACCGAGGACGGAGAGCTGATGGCTCCTGCCCGGTTCTCTGCGAAGGGCGTTAAGACACTCAAGGCAGAACTCTCCTCTTGGGGCGGCAGTTACGCCGTAGCTGGACAGCTCCAGCAGCGTCCTGCTCCACGCGGCGGCGGCATGTTCTCTAAAGAGGACTTTATTCCTATTGAAGCGCACAACGTCCCGTCGGGCGGTCAACCCGTTCGTGGTTGGGACTTCGCGACAAGTACCCAAAAGACATCTCCCTATACCGCCGGAGTTAAAATCAAGCGCGTCAACGGTGACACGTATATCCTTCACGCTCTCCGTAAGCGCCGCACCCCAGCTGGTCTCAATCGCTTGCTTAAGGCTACGGCGAAGGTTGACGGACTTCACTGCATTCAGGACTTCCCCCAAGACCCAGGGCAGGCAGGTAAGCATCAAAAGGTTACGTTCTTAGAAATGCTCGCGGCTTATCCGGTCTTCAGCTCAACAGAGAGCGGTGACAAGGCTCTGCGCGCCACGCCGATAGCAGCACAGGCAGAAGGGGGGCGCGTGTATATGGTTATTGCCCCATGGAATGCGGCGTTCTTAGATGAAGCAGCAGTCTTCCCGGCAGGTCTATACAAGGACCAAGTGGACGCTCTTAGCCGCGCTTATGCTCGTGTCGTGAAGCTACCAGAGATTGTCGTGCCTACGGGAGCCGTGCTAGTAACGGCGCAGAGTGATACGGAGACGCCCCCGAATGACGGGAGTGAGTATAACCCCTACGCTCTGTAACAATAATTCAAGATTGCTTTTTGACTTAAAGGTCTTTAAAGGCAATCTCTATGAGCCTTCGCACCCGATTGATTAACAGCGTTACAACGTTTGTTGGTACTAAGTCAGCAGCACCTACAAAGCATGTAGGCGGTCCGCAGACAGTCATCTTCTCCGGCTTCGTTGAAGAGCGAGAGAAGAACCCTAAGCTTGTCGAACGCCGCAAGTTCACAACCTACAACGAGAATATTGCGAATATTGCGATTGTCGCCGCAGGTCTAAGACACTTCATGAATATGCTGTCTAAGGCTAAGTGGACCGTTGAACCGCCTGAAGACGCTACCCCGGAGCAGGAAGAAAAGGCAGAGCTGGTTGAGGAGATGATGCGTGATATGGATACACCGTGGCACCGGGTAGTCCGACGTCAAGGCATGTATAAGTTTCACGGCTTCGCTATTCAAGAGTGGATTGCCAAACGCCGGGATGACGGCACTATCGGAATGGCAACTGTTGAACAGCGTCCTCAATCGACTATTGAGCGGTGGGACCGGAACAAGTACGGTATATTGGAAGGTGTCGTTCAACGCATTCCACAGGATTCATCAGAGGCTTATTTGCCGATGAAGAAAATCATTTACAGTGTTGATGATAGCGTAACCGATAGCCCCGAAGGGCAGGGCATATTCAGGTCCATCGTTGAGCTTTGTGACCGCTTGCGCGAGTTCCAAGACCTTGAGCTGTTGGGCTATCAGACTGACCTGCGAGGCATTCCGATTGGGCGCGCGCCGATTACAGAGACACAAGCAGCAGAAGACGCCGGAACCCTTCCGAAAGGAACCACGGAGAAGATGCTGGCTTCAATTAAGAAGTTCATGACCAGTCATATGCGGAACCGTTCAACAGCGGTTCTCTTAGATAGTTCCCCCTACTTTGCGAAGGGTGAGACGGGAACTGTTGGCGGCAGTTCAAAAAAGTGGGACCTGGAACTGCTTACTGCCGCCACGACATCAACAGGCGAAGTCGCCAAGGCTATTCAGCGCGTTGTCCGGGAGATAGCTATTGCTATGGGCGTGGACCATCTCCTGACGGGCACTGACGGGTCCGGTTCGCTGGCTCTGTCTAAAGACAAGACAGACAATTTCCTTCTCAACGTCAACGCGGTCCTTCAGGACTTAGCCGAAGACTTTGAAAAGCAATGGCTTGGACCTATATGGCGCTTGAATGGTTGGGACGATGAGCTGAAGCCTAAACTCAAGGTTGAGGAGATTAGCAACCGCTCTGCCGAAGTGCTAGCTGGCATTCTCCGGGACATCTCTGCGTCTGGAGTTGACTTACGCGGCCACGATAAGTTAGTTGAAGAGTTCTTCAACATGCTAGGTCTTACCCCGCCGGAGCGTGAGGAAGAAGACTGGACTGACCCGGCGCTATCTCTAACAGGTAAGGTTGACCCAATAACAGGTGAATTGTTATCAGGCGCTAGACCAAAGCCGGACCCTAACGACCCTGAACCGAAACCAGGGGACAATAAACCAGACCCGAACAAGCCGGAAGAAAAACCGAAGCCGGACGATAACAAGAAGAAACCAAAGGAGAAGAAGTGATGGAAACTTTATTCACATTAGCTGTTCTTGCAGCATTTGGATATTTCATTTACACGCGCATCAAGGCGTCTCGTAACCGCCCTAAAGGGTCTGGGTCCGGCGGCGGTGGCGGGGGAAATCCCGCTGACGATGGGCGCAATACAGAGCTGAAGTAATATGCCTGTTGTCGATATTGGCGGGACCGATTATGAAGTCATGGCGTCTATCGCTGACCATGACTCGTTTCTCGCCGCAGACATAACTCGCGGAACGACTTGGGGCAGCGTAACAGCTGCTAATAAGAATTTGTCTGCTGTTGCTGTGTTCCGTTTCTTTGAAACGCTGAACTGGATTGGCGAAGCAGATAGCGCGAGCGCCCCTTGGCCCCGGACGATTGACGGCACTAGCCAGACACCGCCTGGGGTCATCTCGGCAGCTTACATTCTCGCATCAGACGTGTCTGGAGATACGAGCCTTATTGAGACGTTCAAAGCAGAGCGTGCTAAGGGAGCCGTTATCAAGGTGGAAGCCGGGAGCGCCAAGGTTACGTTCGACAGCCCAACAGCATCGCAGCTCGCAGCGGCGGGACAACAGACCCGGCCTGTGCCTGACTCTGTTTGGGCTTTACTCCGACCATGGCTCAAGACTTCTGACACTACATCGGCGGGAGCCGGGATAGGGTGCGGAGCTTACGTGAGCGGTGCAGAGGCTGATGACAGCTCTGAACGTGAGTACGGGATAACGTTGTGAGTGACCTATTCGGCTTAGACATTGCTGGTTTAATCCACGACAATATAAAGGGCGCTGGCGGCTTGCTAGATGGTTACGTCATTCGCATTGTCGAAGGCGCGCGCGATGATAATGACTTGTCTGCCGGACCTCAACGCACGGAATATAACTACAACGCTCACGGCATGTGGGAAGACTATGACCACAAAGACATAGACGGAGTTCACGTCAAGGACGGGTTCCGAAAGGCTCTTGTCTTGGGCAAGTCTCTCCCGGCGGGGTTCGTTCCCCGGATAGGTGATGAAGTACAATTCGAATTTGAGCGGGGCATCGTCCGGCGCGTTCAACGTGACCCGGCTTCAGCCACCTATACGCTCCATTGTGGTATTACGGACACAGTTGTCTTTACCCAGCTCCCTATTTCTGACGTTGTGTTCGTCAATACAACTAATCTCACTGAAGCCCAAGTACAAGCGATGGTTGATGCTGCTGTTGGTAACTCCGGCGGCGGGTTCTCCGATAATCTAGGACTGCCAGATGAGTTCGATGAGGACAATGCTGGTGTGTTTTACTTCGGCTGGAATAGTGATGGTAATGGCAACTGGCTTATCTTTAAGCAGATACAAGAAGACAGCTCCAGTACATACGCTAATGCTACAAACAACTCTGCACATTCTTCTTTGAATCAGGCTTGGCCTAATCGTCTTACATTAACATATTCGGAGGCAGACTGATGTCAAAAAGTTATTCTAGGAAAGATGAAATATTTAAAGCGTTGTTATATGCTGCTGACGAGATAGCGAGCCGCACTACACCTGCGATTGATTTAGAAGACTCTAATGATATCACTCACATCTTCATTAAAAAACATTGGCTTATATTTGAGCCCATCTCCCGTGAACTAGATATGCTTCCAACTCATTACGAGGGATTGGGTGCCATAATCAAGGAAGTAGCTGATGGCAACAATAACAGTTAATACAGACCAGAATTATTCTGCACTAACGACACTAGCTGACGATGATATCATATCATTGACTGCTTCAGCACGCCTAACAATTGATACATCCACATTGGATGTGCGGCGTTGGGATTGTATTACTGATGGTGAATTTTACGTTGAGAATACAACACCAACGCCGCGATTTATTCACGTTGGTTCGACAGGGACAAGCCCAAGAATTCGCCTTGAAGCTGGTGGGCGCTGGACCTGTCGCGGCGAACTTATCACAATCGGAACAAGTGATGGTACGGCGAACCAAACATTCACCCTGCCGACGGACGGGTCTGAAGAATACGCTTTACTAGCAGGTGTTTTTGTCGATATGCCAACGCCTGACACACTTCTTTTGACGCCTGAAGTTGAGGTTCCGCGACTAATGGCACGTGTTGAGAATTTACCTGATGCGCTGGGAGATGAACGCCGGGGCGCTGTGTTTGAACACGACATTGCGAACAATCGCATTGTCTTTGGCGATGGAACTGGCGGTTGGGTACCGCCAAACGGAGCGGTCATTAAGGTTCCGAACATTCAAATCAAATGCACGAACACAAGCACGGCGCAGCCTATATTTGACCTTGCATTATCAGGGCGGCTTGATTGGGACGGCGTGTCTGTTTCTGGCGGAACGACTGACGTAACGACCATGAATTGCGATTTTGATAATGGCGCTGGTCAAATACTGAAGAATTGCTGCATTCATTCTAAGGACAATGCGCCCGTTAACTTCAACATAAACGCTGGCCGCGTTCAGCTTGAAAACTTTATTGCATCCACAGAGAGGGAATTAGTCCTTTCAGCGGGCGCTGTGCCACCTATTGTACTGAATGCCTTTATTCTTCACCGCAACGGCCCTAGGGAATACGGGATTGAGTGCTTTAACAATACTGGCGGGACTTTTGACAATATCGTCATTGTCATTTCTGACGCCACGAACGGAGATACTGGACGCGGCGCTTGGGCAGGCTCTTCTCAAAACGTCACTATTGGCAGGCTTTGGACGGCCTCTTATATTCCAGCCGTTTACTTTGCTACAGGCGCTTCAAACTGCGTTCTGAAAGAGCTGCACCCATGCGGGCGAGGCTCACGCGCGCAGGCGGGTTCAACCATAAAAGGGGCTGTCATAAGAACCACAACAGCAAGCAATATCACCATTGAAAATGTCATTGCTGATATGACGGTTGCTGAAGGATATATGGCGCACGGCGAGGCGCTTCTTTATTGCACGGCAGGCTCAAAAGACGTGACGCTTGTTCAGGCGACTTACAACGCAAACGGCCAAATGGACCACGTTATAAACGATAGTGGTTCGAATACCCGAATTGCTAATGTCAACATTCAAGGCCAATTGCTGGGCAAGGTTGCGGAGCTTCAAACCTCCAGTTCTGGCATGAAAATGTATAACTTAGAATTTGAAGACACGCAGACAAACGGAACGTCAACTGAATTCGGCTTTGGGACGCAATACCTTCATTCAATGGTTAAAAATCGACTAACAACAGCAGTCGGAACCGGGACTGATTGCACTTCAAGCCATTACTTCCTGAATGAAAACTTCGACACAGGACGCTTGGAAGTCCGAATGTCACCATCAT